GTTATTAGACTGGATCGTCACAAATTACTCAAAAGAATATCGTCTCGTGCTTCATCATCAAAAATACAGCATTCATGTTCATGAACAGTACCGAAATGCTATGCATACATGGGGATGCAAATATTTCGCTCCCTTTCGCCGTGGAAATAAGATGGTTTTTATTTTCAAAAATGAACATTACAGAACCACTCTAGGTCAGCTTAACTTTATGCATTGGTGTTCACGTACTGGTCTGTTGGATTACGCGTTAGACCATCTCGAAGAAATCAGAGATCATATGCAGTATCACTCCAAACTAAAACAAAGACGAAAATCAAAACGCATCCCATTGACTCGATCGCCTAACCAAGGATGTTACGTGTATGTCGTATCAAGCATAAGCGCATTTGACGAAGATGATGATGACGATGGGTAAGGAATATATTTTCTATGTGGTAAGAGCTGAACGCGTAAAATTTTAGAGTGGTCTTCGTCTTTACAAACGTACGCCACCATCCACCTCTTTCGCTTCTTATGCGGCACCAAGTATGTATGGCATCCTGATAAGGAAGATATTGAATTGGCAAAATCGTCAATCACTTTATCCGGAAGTCGGTCTGTCATGTCGTCTATAACGGCTGCGTAATCAGGTTCGACCCATATTTCAGCAGACTCTGGACTTAAAGTATGTAATCCGTTTCTTTTCCATTCATCCAGGGTTTGTGGGGGCGGAACGGTCGTTACTATTTCTTTGTCGATATCGACAGATTTCTTTTCCGATATTGACTTGTTCGTTTGTTTAACGAAACTGACTATTGTAGCAATTATAATAATCATCGACAATGCAAACGTGACGACCTGAATATCCATTGGAATAACAAAAACAAATATGAACGTTATTTTTCTTATTATTGTTTTTCTACTATCTTTGTGGGAAATTTTCCAAATTCACACAAAGTCTCATTGTGTTTCTCGTTGTCGAGCTATTCATCATCCTATTCAGAAACCACCGTCTCCTCATACACCGTCACCGTCTCCTCATACACAGTCACCGTCTCCTCATACACCGTCACCGTCTCCTCATACACCGTCACCATCTCATCCGCATCGTCCTCCTGTTGACCATCATTCTTCGTTTGTGGATGCCATTCTAACACCAACAAATGAAAGTCGAAAAGCCCATTGTGTGTCTCCTATGTCGTGGGATTCAAAATTGGCACAATCCGCTCAAATATGGGCCAATCATCAAAAGAAGTATAACGAATGTGCGATGAAGCATTCAGGGACTCCTGGTGTTGGAGAGAATGTGTTCTGGATGAGTACAGAAGGTCAAATTCCATCGATTAAATTCCTAGGCGAACAAGCCGTTAAAAGCTGGGTAGGGGAAGAATCGAGTTATAACTATAATAGACCAGGGTTCTCGGAAAAAACAGGTCATTTCACGCAAGTCGTATGGAAAGACAGTGACAAAGTGGGATGTGCCATGAGTCAATGTGGAAACGATGATTCGAATGCAAGTTTCGTCGTATGCCAATATTTACCACCTGGAAATGTGATGGGAGAATTCAAACAAAATGTACTTAATTCGTCGACGTGTAAGTAGAAAACGAAGTATTTTTTATGCGAAAAATAGGCGAAAAGTGTTTTTTCTTCATTTTGGGGTCTGGATATTTCTTAATATAGTGTTTATTAAGGTTGTTATGGAAATGTATCATTAAGACCCTCGAATAGCTTTAGTAATGGCTCCTACTTCTTTGCGACGTAATACGTCATCCAACTTACCAGAATAATTAAAAGTCCGAATCCAAGCAAAATCCATCCGACCGTTTTCATATGTTTCGCAGATGGGTGGGGGTGTGGGAGACGAATAGATGACGGATTCTTGATATCGTACTGGATGTCTATTTTATCTTGGTCTTCGATCAATGTATGAACTTGAAGAACTGCATGATATGGCTTATTGTCCACTAGGTAGATAACATTTAGTATACATGGCGGTGTCATATACTTCGGACTACAAGAACTATTCACGACCGTCGCCGTAGTGTCCTTATATTGAGGCGCTGAGTAATGATGGAGGATCATCGTAAATCCTATCACGATCATAATCAACGCTAAAACAGAACCGAATACAGTGCTCATTCCGCTTTCTACGACACCAACAGTGGTTGTTCCAGTGTATGCTTCCGACCCTATCTTCTTTCGTGATTGTGAAGTGCCCATTTTTTCGTTTGTTTATTGTACGTCGTTTTTTTGATCGTTACTAAAAAACATACAAATCGTTAAACAAACATGGCAAGAAAATATGAGTATGCGTGTAACCCCGTAACCGGATACAGAATTCGAGTCGGTGGAAATACATACAATAAGTTAATTAAGGCGAATATAGAACCTACACCGTACGTGCTTGGCGAATGTGAAAAATATAGAAAAGGACGAAAAAAGACACCTAAAGAAGAAGCAAAAGTGGAAGAAACTAGTGACGAAGAATATCAAAAAATAACAGCTTCCCCCGGGTGTTCCTTAGATCATCCAAACCGTCCGTGCCAATCTCGAGGTGGAAAGCGTTCAGGGCAAAATCGTAGATATGCGAAAGCGGAAATCCATGCAATCGCGAAAAATTGTGGTATCAAAATCACCAACCCTTTGACAAATCGAGCGAAGACGATGGACCAATTATGCCAAGAAATTGGCGAAAAGCTTGATATTGAGATAACACCATACACAAAGGCTCCACGTGCGAAAAGGGAGAAAGAACATGGTATTGTCGGTGGAAAAGGACGTCCAAAAGGAATTAATAATCGAGAACGTGAAATCGTGGAATGTATTTTGGACTCGAGTCGTCCATGTCATTCCCATCGAGGAAGTCGTAAAACTCGATACAGCAAGAACCACATTCATGATATCGCAAAGGCATGTGGTATTCGCATAACCGACAAAATTACAAAACGTTCCAAAACTATGACGCAGTTATGTGAGGAAATTGCAAATGAATTAAATCAGAATGTGTGGATGCCTTGATTGGTTCAAGCTCGATGAATGATGTTCGAACATTTGACTCGACAATCCGTGTCAAATACGCAATGACTCGGTAAGGGGCAAATCTTATTCGGAGGACAGTTCACGAATCCCGTTTTTCGGCATTTCGTTGGAGGTACCATCGATGATTCAGATTGAAAAGGTGGTTGAATATGGAAAGGAATGTTACGGAATTGATGATGGATAGCGTCGTGTGGAAATAAATCTTTTCTCAGTTTACCAGTTTTTGATTCGTTTAACGTCATTATGATTTGTTATTTTACAATAAAACAGGAAAAATGACAACCACCAGTAACAGTGATCAACTCACGATTTCTGTTTTTGGCCTTATTCACCTAATACTGATGGTTTTCGCCGTTGTAGTAGCCGTCAAATGCTACCCAAGTAATCCGATCATAGCAGGATTTTTAGCTGCATTGTTCCCTGAAGTGGCGCTCATTTACTTCGCGATTCGATATTATCTCATTGACGACCCACAATTTTGCAAAGAACTGAAATTCAGGAAACTCTAACACGATGTCTTCTTCTTCATTGGTTGCTTATCCAACTACACTCGAATTTATGTCGGCTTGTGTGAATAGCGTCAAAGGCCAACATGCAATTGACTACTTCCGAAATGTAGAAGGACTTACGATGCTTATTCGTCGTTGTCCGACATTGTCGACCATACACCGATGGGCCGCTTGTGCGTACTTGAATAGTTTAACTAAACGAGGAGAAGAAGAACATTACACTGTTATCTTAGTCTACAAGTTACTTCAATATAATTTACTCCCATTTGATTTCGTGAATCGCGAATTGAAAGCTGATCATTCAAAGTACGTTTTACTTCTTCTTAATGCAGGTATGAATGACGATTTAACGCCTGCAGTGGGTCTTGAAGCTATGGAATGTACGACGATAGGGAAACGGGTATTTGTTTCTAATCATTTCTGGGATCTAGATGACGAATTCTGGATGGATTTGTTCCAATTTACATCGAAATAGCAAGAGCGGCAATGACGAAACCAATCGAGTAGTTCAAGAAAACTCTCTGGGTTGCTCTGAATGCGAATGAATTTTCGGTGTGTCTGATAATATCCTTGGTCGGAACCATGAACCCAATAGCGAAAATAAGGACGAAGAATAGTAATTTCCTCGATATTTCGGTGTGTTTGTTGTCTTTTTCTGTTTGATTCGGTCGTGTTTGTCTTTGAATGAGAAACGTTCCTAATGCGAAAATAATGGACATGATCGCCATTGCATCTGCTCCAACCCTGGAGAATATTTGATGTGATTCCACATTGTCTTTGTCATTCTTTTCACGTATGACACGTTCTGGAATTGTTTGTAGGAGTAAATAATTCAGTACAAGTGGCCAAAAAAATCCAAATAAAACTAGTGGTTTCTCTTTCATGATTCCAAACCCTTTCATTACAAAGTTCCACACCATTGGCCATGCTATACTTCCAATGACGAAAATCGAGGAATTCACTAGCTCATACCGATGTAATTGCTTTAGTGCGTCATCCGAATCATCAGGAAAATGTTTGATTTTTTTATTTGTGTACCATACCGTCGCTGTTATGGCGACACCGGAGATGAGGTAGATCCAACTATTCGCATTCTTCATGCTTTTAATTTCTTTTTATTGATCAATGAATACAAACAAAAAATATGGCAAACCAACAAGCCGTTGAGTCACTAGAATCCATTGGGGACTTTTACTACAAAACAACTTTACGTCCACCGACACCATTATCGATTGCGTTCTTTTCGCCTTCAAATATTCTATGTATCAAACAAGCGATTGAAGAAAGGTTGCTTCAACTGACTGGAGAATGCATTCGAATCGTCATAACCGACGAAGTGGCCCAAACCCTCACAGATGTCGTAGAACGCAACCTAGCTTACTCATACGTTCCAGAACAAGGACTTCAGTTATTGAATGATTTAGCAATTGAACACGAGGTTTCCGTTCAGTACATGTCCCTGAGGCACAGAAAGCAGTTCTATAGACGTATTATGTCAGGGGAACGATTACGTGTATTTCCTTATGGGACGATGACGAAAATCACCAAAGGAGACGTAAAAGTTTCTCCTTCATCTTATCAGCTTGGATTACCATGGAAACGTCGTCAAAACGAATATTTACAAGAGGTACTTTGTGTGGGTCAATATTCAGATCATTGTACACGCCCATTTCCTCATCCAGTTCGAACTTAGAAACAAAGTATGAGTAACGCCTCAAATGATTCGTGTCTTTCTCACTTGAACTCCCTCCAAGATGTCTTTGTGTATTTGAAGGAATGCAATGGAATTATAGGCGCTATCAATGAGCACAGTACTTCTTCCCATGCTTCATCTAGCTTGACAGAAGAAATGGATGACGAAAAATACTTTGGGTACATATACTGTCACCAACAAGATGTTGAATGCTGGGAAAGAACCAAATCTATATATATCGGGTTCGGAGCTCCAGATATTATGGACGATGCAACGATCGGAGAAGTGCTTTGTGATACTCTACTTGTGGCTGGTTTTGACGTCGAATGGAACGGAAGTGCAAATCGTCGAGTGAAAGTCATTAATTTGAAAAATTTGTATTCTAATAATGGTAAGGGAAATAGTTGACATTAACGCATGATGGTTGATATTTGTTATAAATACGCCACCAGTTTTGTGCGTAATCATCTGCGTTCGATAATGATGTGGAAGACTGTTCATATCGATCTAAATCGTCTAGCATTTGTTGACTTTGTTCATATAATTGACGGGGAACCCTTTTCTTTCCTTTACATTCGTTCTCCATAATGTAGATCCCGTCGTGTGAAATAATCACGTGTCCAATTGCTTCTTTCTCTTTCATGAATTGCCGTAAATCCCTCACCGATGGAACGGAAAACCCACATAAAGAATGGTCATGTTCGTCCGGACATCCGAGAGGGTGTGTATGAAACATAACTTGTGACGATGGGATACGCACGTTTCGTGGATCACGCGCGCTGGACGATGATTGTGGTATGAATTCTATCGATGCATCGTGTTGGCGTACCTTTACAGAACCTCCCAGTTCGTGGGGTCGGTTGAGCCAATCCTGGAATTCGTTTTTGCTAGTATGCCTCAAGCGCCGCCGAACAATTTCCATATTTTATCAATGGTTTCTTTACCTTTTCTTCGTTTATCTTTCGTAGTCTCTCTATTACAATATGCAACGTACGTTGAAAACATTTTCGGAATAAGTTTTTTCTTCCACGATGTCTACCCCATCGATGAAAAGCCCCACGTAATCTTTTTAAAGACCAATATTGCAATTCTTTCTTTTCTAGAAACACATCTCTCACTTGTATATCACCGTCAGAATTAGCAATCACAGCGGGGTGAGACTGAATCTCAGGACTCAAAGATTCATAGTATCGTTTCCGAGAATCTTTTGATGATAGAGATTCAAATCGTTTCAACTTCTGGTGTAAATTGTGGAACTCCTGTGGAAGACCGAGATCATGCTGGATTCCAACAAGAAAACATGCATGTACCTGTAAGTATTTCGTTTTCCGTGCTCCATACGCAGGAAATAAAATTAACGACGAGCATGGAAGGGATCGAAGGTAAGACTCCATCTCGTCAACAGACGCCCAGTTTGACGTGTTTGAACTATGAGATGGGAGAAGATGGAGAGCTAATGTTTCCTCGTATAATTCACGAGCCGCGCATTGGAACGGATCTTCTCTTTTTTCGGCTTTTCCCGCAAATGACGCCCATCGGTTTGATCCCGACCAGCTTTTAACAAATCTTTCACGTCCTAACAGAATAAGAAGCTCGTTTGTCACGTCATTTTTTGCGTATAAAACGACACTTGCGCTCTTTATTCGGAAATCGATGGGTGGAGATGGATAAGGGAAGCATGTTAGCGAGGTGGTAGATAATCTTGATATTGACATATAACAAATAGTATCTGAGACATAGCTTTATGTCGTTTAGAAAACAGGAACAAAAAAAGAACACCAAACTTATTTTTTATTAAATTATGAAGCAATATCTATCAATGAGATTATTGATGTTCTATTCGCATAACGACGAGGCATAGGATAATCATCATCAGATGCTGAACAAATGGCAGCATATGTAACAAAAAACATTGCAACAATACACAACACGAAAGCGAAGATACTCAAACAACAACACCAAGAAAAACGATGGCGCAATCTCGCACATCTGGTTCGATCCATGTCTACCACATCGTCTTGAGGTATCATACTTGCACACCAACAGATTCTATGAGACACTTCGTAACCGATAAAATACAATCTTGAAACGTACAGTTAGCGTGTTCTTCGTTTAAGCGATGCTTAAAGGGGTAATGATTGACGAAGTGATGTTTGTATGAGCAGTTTTTCCATGTTGAAAATTGCGTAACGAGTGGCACAAGTCCTAAATCAGAAAAAGGAGGAAAATAAAGCGAAAATTCTTCGAAAATTCTCCTGATTGGCGTACTTTCATAACGTTCAGGAAGCAACAACTGTTGAGCAGAACTGGTGTGGAAACCAAAAAGAACATGTAATCCCAAAGCAACCCAACGGATAGTTTCAAATGCTTCAAACGGAGTCCAATAGAACAAAAGCTGACGTCCAAGGGCCGCCACAGCTTCCACGTGTTCTGCATCGCATGCGGCGAAGAACGACTTAGTAAAATTGCATTTTCTTTTCTTAAAATAATTCCAATGTATCAGTTGCTTGATATGCTTGATCCGGTTTGAGTCACTAGAACAACATAGGATCATTGCAGCTTCTAAATTCCACGATGGAAGAGGAATATATCGTTGCTTCAAACTTGGTTCATTAAAGAAATTATACGTGGACTCAACATGTTTCAAAACAAAATCCGCAATGTCAAAATATTGGTTAAGTAATGCATCTATGTATATCGAGCCAATTTCATGCAACAAATGGGGCGACATTTTTTCTCCAGGATTATCACGAGCGAATTTCAAATAGGTTTTGACGAAATAACGCGTAGAACTTATCCGCGCATACATATCGACACTGCTCATAATTGCTCCATATATATTCATCAAGGTAAGGGAACTTTTCGGAGTGTCAGAATCGTATGAATTCCTTTCTAAGTAGTCATTATCCAATGGCCAAACGTTGAATTTGCCGAAATAATATTCGTAATCTTCGTCAAACCCATATCGGATACAATTCTCAATCATGCTACATGTCTCTAAGCTATTGACGTTTAACCATAATGGTTGCAGCTGAATCCCCGCAGTTAATTGCAGAGATTTATTGTTAGTAACCGTTGCACACTCAAATATGATACTCCAGCGATATGGTACCGTATATTTGAATGCATAATTCAATCCTCTCGACGCTAGAACGATGGCACAACGCGTTAATGAATCAACTATTTCGCATCCATTCAAATGCGACAATATCCATGGGTAATCATCGTATTGTTTACTCGTTACTAACGTGCTTTTTATTTCGTCTTCAATTTTATATTCCAGATATGGAACGACAATATGCTGCATTACGTCCTTAGGAAGGGGATATTCGAATTCTTCCTCGTCCAGAACGTCCATCAAAGATACAAAATACGGTTCGACTTTGAACTCTTCGTCACAAATAAGGTTACAGCCGACTTCATCATTCTCAATATCGGACATCATTGTGAAAAAACGGAAATAGAAAATAAAACAAGGAAAAAACAAGTTATGGCTCAACAAATATCGTGCCATTCATGTGGCAATCTTCCACCACAGTCCATACCTAAAATCTCAGAATCTCATCTGAAACCCATAAACGTTTATGATCCTACACGTTGTAAAATTAACGGAGATTGTACGTGGGCTGCGTATTGCGTAAGTTCAGACGGGAATTACGTAATTCCATGTACGAGAGCGAACAACGTCTTATCTCAATCTATATGTCATCGTGGTATTTGCAGAATTGCTTCGAATTAAACAACACATCAACCTAACCTTTGTGGTTTAAATGATTCGTTATGGTGTTTCTATATGATCATCTTGTTTTAAGTTCAAATAACGAGTATTTGTTCGTCATTGTTACATTTGTATTAGTGATCCTGGTTTTGTACAACTTGTCACAGTTGGATAGTTCTGTAACTCGACAAAAAAAACGTTATATGCCACAAGATTCATTCTATAAAATTCTTTGAATTATGTTCAAATTATCATGTTCTCAAAAAAACATAATGAATCAATACCCCGCATTTAATACCACATCAACTAATGTTGTGCATTTGAAATATCCCATTCACGTACCCAATAATCCGTCTATGCGTCCTAGTCCTCTTCCGTCTGCAGATGGTCCTTTGCCTCATCACGAAACCATGTGTGACGTATACGAAAAAGAAAGATATGGAGCAGTTCCGTGGCCTTACACTTGTCCCTCTTATTAAGTTGGTCACAAAACAAAAAACAAATGTCTGAGCTTTTGCTCTCTTTCGTATCCAAATTTGCCCTTCAATGGGCGATAAGTCGTGCCATTACTTATATTTGGCATTTGAGTACCAGTTGCAACACTGAAGAGGATGAAACCTTAAAACACACGACAGAAGTACACGAACGTCAATTTGAAGTACTTATGCACTTGTTATGTAAGTTAGAGAAAGAAAATGAAAAAACATCGTCCATTGGCGACTTAGATTCATGGAGTTTATTGGGTGATGATCCAAGAGACGAACATTTTATTGTTAATAAAGTAAACCATTGAACGAAAAAATTATGGCAAGACGACGTTATGCATCAGCTTATGGATATTATCGCCAAGCCCGATCACCTGCGCAAATCGCGGCGTTTTTGAAAATGTTGCAAGATCGACAACGTACGGCCCCTACAGCAGCGGCACGTCAAGGGGCCACTAAAGCTATCCAAACAACTCTCGCTAAATATGGTCATGGATACTAAATTTAAATTTGTATTGTTTCATTAAATAAAAAAAGAAAATATGGACTGGCTTCATCTTTCACCTGAACGTACATGTCGAGTACGTCCAAATCAACCCTCAATTCGAACTGGTAAATCACCATACGAGGTCGTCCGCGGATGTGGGGCGAACGTCACTCCAACAGGAGTCCGATATTTTCAGGGTGGTATGACGATCGTGGATTTTAATGAGGGTTTACGCGTTCCACAGCAACCAGATTTTTTATTTTACAAAATGTTCAATCCAGGATGCTATAGTTTAACATGCAAAGATTCGACACAATGTCCTGATTCACGTCCTGTCCACTTACATCCACGTACGCAATTGATGTTCAAGCATGCATTTTCTTCATCGGATCCTTTTGTAGGTAACGATGCTCCTAATGTTTGTGCAGGACCCAAATGTAATTCATACAATTCCGCAGTCGGATGGGAAGTGGTAGGTCATGGAGATGACGCACATTTGAATTGGCAAACGAAAGGAAACGACGGAAATTGCGGGACACCTCATAGTGATTATGGACAAGTATATTGAATTCGCGATTACACTAGGTGATTCGTTTTATCATCGTCACTATCACAATAAACTCCAAGATCGCGAAGTCTTTGTTCATCAAATGAAGTGTATCCGTATTTGTCATAAAAAGTCATCTTGAGAAAAAAACTACCAACTTTTTTCGCTTCGTGATCCAGAATAGTCGTTCGTCTTCCATAAGGATCATTCGGATCAACTCCAATCGTCCAATTTGGAGGAAGAACTACCTTTGATTGAACTTTGTCAAACTTGACTGGATCGGGGAGTGAATAATAATTTTTTATCGCGTTCCAAAGCCTTCCTTTGGGGGTCGGCATTCTGGATTGAGCCACTGATTCCTTCACGTGGTCTTTTTCTTCTTTCATTATTAATTCAGATGTGAGCCCATCCATTCTTGCTGATGTTGATAGATCGATAAACGAAATGAAAAGACGAACAAAATATGAATTACAAATTTATATCCCATTGGTGTTAAATTTTTGTCTCTTTGAATTCCAAATGAGTTCAACGATGGATTTAATTGAGTTTATTATTACAATTTTGTCACAAAAAAAATATGAATATTTTTCAAGGTATTGATACATTAGTTTTATCAGGTGGGGGAACACGTGGATTAGCCTTTTGCGGTGTTCTTGAAGAATTAGACCAATATTTTTCAATTCAAAAGTCAATCAAAACGTTCAGAGGTTGTTCAATCGGAGCTTTATTTTCTTTCTTGTTGGTAGTTGGTATGCAAGGAGACGAAATTCATCAAATCTTCGAACTAATAGATTGGTACAAAGTGATCTCGTTACAATCGATGGTAAAAGGATTCTTTCAAAATGGAGCGTTGGGAGTTATCGATTCGTCTAATTTTGAGAAGATGCTGGAACAATTGATATTCAGTAGATGGCCGACATTACCTAACCCTCGTCTATTGAATTTCCGCTGCATGTACAGCTTAACAAAACGTAATTTGCAAATGATCGCTACAGAATTCGAAACCGGAAAAGTAGTTACGTTCGACCATAACGAAACGCCCGAAGTGTCAGTTATTGATGCACTTGTCGCATCTATGAGCATTCCTTGGTTACTTCCTCCACGTAAAATCGGCGACAAGTATTATTTAGACGGGGGTTTGATTGTAAATTATCCAATTCAAGAATGTCCCACTCAATCAACAATTGGTATTCGATTAATTCAAAAACGAGGCATTGAACAGATGCTCGGGTCGTGGTCGTCCTATAGTTGGGGTGTTCTACACCTTCCTAGCCAAGTTTACGAAGAGAAAATGATGTCACGTCTTCCCTCAAAATTACGTGAACGGACGATTATTGTTAATACAGGGTCCGATTTCTCCACGTTTGATTTTTCACTCGTTGGGGATCGAATGTCTGAAATTCTTCATTTGGGTCGTATGGCATTTAGAGCATGGTTTACAAAGATCGAGGATAATGAACGGGCGGCGGATACTGATACGTCCCCGATTTACTAACGCGCTTAAGTACAGAAAACAGTAACACGATTACAATGACGAAGCCCACGACCAAGATAGCGAGAATGACATCGAGCGGCACAGATTTCGACGTTTTGGAGGAATTTGCGGCTGATTTCTGTACTTGTGCGTTAAGTCTGTGAATTTGCATATTCAACGCATTCATACTATCCATTAATGGATGATTGGGTGTTGGTTGTATCGGTTGTAATTGGGGTCTTTGCGGCGTCATCACCTTTTGTGCATGTTGAGCATATACAGGCCGTTGATACTGCCTATCCCGTTGCATTTGTTCCATCAAATGCGCTGGTGGTGGTTGTCGTTGTTGTTGTTGTTGTTGTTGTTTTGGAGGGTTCAACGGTTCGTAATGCGAAACAGCTCCTTGAATTGCGGGTTGATTCTCGTTCCAAACATTATCAATGAAAGAAAACATGATTGAGTTGCCTTTATTTGTTACTTTTCTTTTTGTTCAATACATGAATAACTGACGACAATTTGGACATTTGACAGTGCCATATTTCTCGCTTGTCTGGAACCAATTCAACAAACATGTTTCATGAAACAAATGATGACAGAACATTTTTCCGAGCTGTTCGTTGCATAGGAATGTTTCTAAACAAATAGCACATGACGGTTGAGATTGGATCCATTCTGGAGTTTGTTCCTTTAACGGAGGATAACAGAACATTCGATAAGGCAATGAAGAAGATGATTCTTGATTTTCAGTTCTAGGCCATAACGTCTCGTCCTTAGTGGACTGCGTAGATGGGACGCTACCGCTTTTCTCGTCCTGGTGTTCAGTAACATGATTAACTTCGTTATGGCTGTAATTATTGACGAAGGTTGCTCTAACGATATCTTGAATTCGTTGTCTCATACGCAAATCTTGATGTAAGGACGGTCGGTTTTGTGATGGTCGCGCAACTAACAAATTTCTCCGGGAATTTGGATGTACCGTGCGTCTTCTTCTTCGCATTCTCGTAAAAGAGGAGCCCATTGCTCGACGTGATCGATACAAAGATCGATCGGCAACATTATTAACGAAACCCAAGCCTGGTACGGTGCGATCCATTTTTTTCTTTTATTAACAATGGAAATGCAATGTAACGGTTAGATAATGACAACTTTGTATATAATTAACTCATTTAGTTTGACATAGAAAACACATATCGCGTTCGTTGAAGCACGATATACAGTGAACAATAGAAATTATATAATAATTCGAGAAACGGACAATATGGCTACTAATTCCGTGAAAAATTCCTCATCCTCCTGGCTCTATGGACTTGTCGTTCTATCACTAGCGTTTGGGTTAATTTTCTTATTCGCAAAAGTACGCAAGCATGAACTTGAGTTAAGACGGTTAAAAGCGAGTGTTATCGAGGAGTTAAGACAGGAACAGATTGAAGCGATCGTCAAACATGTCTTGTCAACTCCCCAAATGACGGATCCTGATCCACATCGATCAATTCATCCTATTCGATCTACTTCTACACAAACGCAAACTCATCCGATACACCCTGTATCCCGTGAACAACGAAATAATCATGATGTGGAAATGGATATTCCTTTCGCATCACTGCTTCAATCGTTTCCAATTCCACTTTTTGGAGGTGCGACAAGATCCACGTCTATTCACGTGCAAAAGCCATTCCCCAAAGATTCAGCGAGTATTGTTGTCGAGGATGATGACGAGAACCAAAATAAGTCTACACCAAGTCGAGTATTACTGGATGATGAATCTGATGACGAAAGAAAGACAAAAGAAGATATACAATTAGGTAACCCACATAATCCAAAAGTCGGTCATGCATTCAGAGAGATACGGCGCGAAGAATGGAACGCTAATGATAAGAAACAACAAGTAGAAATAGTAGAAGTTGAAGATGTCGAGGAAAATGAGTAATCACAAAATAGTACCGATTGTCCTTTGACACGAAGGAGGGCCACATATATATGGGGATAAAGGAGCAAATGTTTCGTTCGCGATGTTATTGGCAATCATATTCCTATTCAAATACCAAGTATCCACGGACACCTCCTTCAACGCACCTTGTCTTCGTCCTCGTGTTAAGGTATAAACTAGCAACTCCAATGTCCAGCTTGTATCTGGAAATTGTGATTGTAATGATGTTAGTATTATATCCGTCGACAATCCATTTTCCTCCTCAGGACCACAACAATTTGTCCAAAGTGCAGGAACAGCTGCCAATATTTGAATCACTTCTGCAAGAAGTTCATTAGTGTATTCCGAGGTCATCTTTTGTCTTCTTTTTCTTATTTGCATAATAAGATTAGCTTATATGCAACGACGAGAGTGAATAACAGAACCAATAATACAAGAAATGTCCAAATCCGTATACTTAGTGGAAATACACAAGAAGGACGTGTCGGACAGGTGCGTGGAGGACAGGAGGACTCGGCCGTATAAGAACTACTTCCTGGGAGTATCTCTGGAGATTCTTGACATAAGTTTTGATCCACATAAATATCGGACAGACCCAGACCAATCTCTCCGAACTCCGCTATCAACTTGGGATGCTGTAAATCTTTCCCATGATTCGGAATTTGCAGAATTCGAACGCGAGCTTGGGAAGGTAACCATAACGCTGCATCACCGAGGTCCAAATGCTCCCCTGGTTTATACATACCTAAGGAGCGCCATTCTCCCTCATCTGGAAGCTTATACTGCAACACAACCATGCATGTAGTTAAGTTCCCAAACCATGAAATCGACCCACATTTCTGATCATTGACGCAACTCGGTATGTTACAGTTGGGTTTCGTCACGTCACATGCAATTTTTTCACTCATTGTTTAATAAAAAAACGTTTTGTCTTTATTAGTAAAAAATGTCGTCTAACACCACTCACAAAATCAGCAAAACTACGGCTTTCATTTCTTACGCCGTCTTAACCATTGTACTAGCAGCCATTGGTGCATGGATTGGAAAAGAACTCGAAAAGCGCGGAAAGAAAACAGGGGGAACTTATGTGGCGATTGGAACAGCTCTCGGTGCGTTGTTAGGGATCGGTATTAGTGCAGCTTTGTACGAACGTTACAAGAAAGATATGAAGTGATGCTACAATTCACAAATTTTTTAAAAATATTGTTCCATTAACTCGTGAAATTTGAGAATAAAAAACGTTTTTTTACTCGAGTAAATATTGAGATGTTTGGGTTGTCCGATCAAAACTCCTTACCTTCATACAACATCTTTATTTACGAATCCCGAGATGAGTTCGTTCTCCGTCAATACGGACTTAATGAACGAAAGTGACCAAGCAGTCCGGTCTCGTATGTTTGCAACATGCCCATCTTTATTTTTGCTCGACTCCTCATCTGCGGGTGATTTCGCACTAAAAGTTCCAATCACGTCAACCACACGTCGTAGAAGAAGAAGATCATTCAATTCGAGAAGTCATTCTCTTCAACCGAATCGCATCGTCATCCCTCCCATTAAGAAACAACCAAGAAAGAAAAAGAAGCAACGTGCGAATTCACAACCGGAATTGTATCGAGGAGTTTGCGAAAGTATCTCCTCCGCCGACGATGAAAAACTCGAATTAGACTCACAAACCTTAATTGGCAACAGAAAAACACGAGATCGCGTGAAAAAATGGATGAAGCGCAGATTATGTTCCAAATGTGCGCTTTTGTTCGGTCCTCCTGGGTCGGGAAAATCATTTTCTGTACGGAAGTTAGCGATGATGATGAATCTTAACTTACAGGTTTGTGACGCGATGTCAGCGACTCAAAAAGATTTACGTGCATTTGTCCAATCCTCGCAATTGGTATCTCTAGAGGGCCCAGCTGTATTTTTGATTGAAAATCTTCCCAGTGAACATGGGAGCATAATTGAAGACGAAAGCGGTCCTTACAAGCATCCCGCTCTCATTGTTGAAGAAGAAATCAAGAGAATGAAACGATTCCAACCTCTTTTCTGCATTACGGACTCGAAATCTCATCGTGCAATTCGACAACTCGCTCAAGTATCAAGTGAATTTCGTTTTTTCCGACTGTTCAGTTCTGATATGCGCAAGATTATGAATGAATGTATTCGACTATCGTCTGTATTTTCTTCTTATTTTGCATCCATTTCATTCCGCAATCGCGAACAACTTCAAAGTCAGATGATTGAACAGGCATGTGGCGATCCTCGAATGATGCAGAACTTACTTTGGTGGCATACACTGATACCATTTTCACCAGCTGCTCATGTGTCATCTGCTCGGAAACAGTTAAATATTTCTATATTTGACAAGACGCGAATGTTATTCACCGACTCAATGAAGGGAAAACGGAAACCGATCGACACTAACGAAATACTGACGGACGTAGATGTTTTAGAGCTCATGATTCAAGAAAACTATCTCTCAAAAATTAATTCTATCGATTCAATGGTAGATATGGCCTCTTCTTTATCGGATTTAGATGTTTTGAACACAGGATATGAGATGCCAAGCGTTCCAGCTACATATTTGCATCAACTTATGTGTACAAAGTCTTTCGAACAGTCGAATACTAATATTAAGTTTACTCAGTTTTTTATTGAAAGACGGAAACAATTATCACATGTAGCAGAATGGGTAGAGGATCACCCTTGGTATGATAATACAACAAACAAAAGTTAAACGTAAATTTAGTTCTTATTTCCATTCCCATCTTACATTGTTATACGAATCACGTTCCAATCGAGCGTAAGGCTCCAACGGAGGGTCGTTTGGAGTATACTTAACTTTGTGCATTATTCCGACCGCCATAATGATCGATATGGTTACGAAAGCGACGACGACCATATTTGCTATTTTATGTAGGTTGGGGCTATTACGAAAAAAGTCAGTTTGTACTTTCATACATGAAGTTCCATTTCTTGAATAATTCGTGGTCTTCGACTTCGTACGTAATCAACTACTTCTATTATATTGATTATGATGAGAAATAGCTCGCTTAGTATGGCTGATACAATTCCTACAACGCACCTCTCGTCTAATGATTCACCAGGTTTTTCAACGACGAAATATTCGACCAACGTATTATTTGACGTAAAGTTATACCCTACTAACTCAATACAAATATTAGAGGATTCAATGTTCGAGAGAGTTCCATTATCACAACTTGATTCATAAAATCTATTATCAACAAATGAGGAAATGATCAAAAAAAGAAAAATTACGTGACAACCCACGTAAAATATAATTAGACAACAAAATTCCATATTGTTATATGATAATGTCAAACGTTGGAAAATTGAGGAGGATTAATAGGACCAATTTTCACCTAATCCTCAAGACAAGAATTTTTCGTTGAACAAATAACTCATATCTAGAATGTGGTCTCATTGATCATCTTCTAAATCGGATTGTTGTCGTAAAAGACGATGCAAAAGGACTTGATATTCTATTCGTCACATTTTTACGAAAAGCTTCCAAATCTTTGTTTTTCATATATCCTGTCACTTCGCAACATAGTTCTCCATTATACACGTCGTTTCTTCCTCTTCTAATCTGACAAATGATTGGAAAAGATACAGGTGAAGTATCGAAAAGACCATCATTCATTCCAAACCATTCTTCCTTTCCCCCATCTAAATGTTGTTTGTAATCAATGAGTATATCTTTCCCATCCAATTCTATCCCCCTTCGTGAATAAAATGCTCTTCCATACATATCTGGAATCATAATGTAAATCTCGCTTTCTTCATCCGATACATTCAACAATTTCAATTTTTCAATCTTAAAGGTACGAGTGAACAAGTCCCCCAAACCTAGATCAATATATGTTGGGGCGTCGAGAATCACGCTAAATCTTTGTTCGTCGTTCATTGTTGTGAAAAGAAGAAACGATATGAAACGATTTGTATTCGAAGAAACGATATGAAACGATTTGTATTCGAAAAAACACATCAAAATAAATCTAAATTGAGATAATTATGTAAAATAAAACGAAACATTTAGAATCACCACCTTGGTTTATTTCGAATCATCCCTGGGCCATATTCTCACCGAAATACGTAGGACGAACATGTAGAAATTCGTCATCCACATCGTCAGGTCTTTTACAAGACGGATTAACTAACGGACGCCATCGAGGTACCGTAAATTCCGTTAAATTAGCTGCGGTTGTTCGAGGCATAAACGTCTGTTTGTTCAATACACGAGTTGAATGGCCGATCCACGTACTATCGGTATCACCAACCTCCGCCGGAACTCTCGATGGTCCGTCTATGTAATCCGTAGCATAAGTTCCTCGGAACTGACTAGAGGTAACATCTCCATTTCCGACGAATTCGCCATATTCCGTTTGTACAAATCCTTCACGCGGTACATCTGCATAAAAACGTCGACGTGTGCTATTCAAAGGTCCTTGAAACTCAATATAAGAACCAGTCGGTCCGTTACTTTGGTCATATCCTGTCGCGAATTGTTGAGGAAATTCTTCTTGCATCAATCCTTTCTGAGTCTCGCGTAAGTCTGTATCAAGTACAACATAAGCTTGAGAGCCAATGGTTCCTCCTGGATACACCGCCTCAACTGGAAACTCTTCTTGCATCAATTCCTTTTGTGTGTCCCTTAAATCTGTATCCAAAACTACGTAAGCTTGAGAACCGATAGTGCCTCCAGGATATACAGATTCAGTTGGGAACTCCTCTTGCATTAGTCCCTTTTGGGTTTCGCGCAAATCCGTATCAAGGACTACGTATCCTTGTGATCCGATTGTTCCTCCTGGATACACCCCTTCAACTGGGAACTCCTCTTGCATTAATCCCTTTTGTGTTGTGCGTAATTCAAGATCTTGTGGCACGGTTGGTTGATTGGTTTCATGTTCCGCGGGGCCCGAATACAAAGAGGATTCCTGTCCTCGCCATGTAGGTTTCAAAACTGTTACTGGAACGGGCATTTCAGCTTCGACTCCATTAGGTGCATCTGCGTTTTCTTGACGTGGACAATTCGACAGATCCGAGCGTCGGGTTTCAACTAATGGGACGGTCAACGGATTAGTTGCGGACGGATCCACGTGCCAATGAGCATCTGGTTTCCAATCCTTATTGTCTAATATTTGAGTAGGTGGAAGGTAGGGTATTCCGCGATATGCTGGCTGTAAACCGACATAGCCTGCAGGTTTCTCACCGTTTAGAGATAATTCACACGCATATATTCCATCTCGGTTCATCCAAATATCCCGATTGGCAATATCTGCAAGTCGAGCTCGTCGTTTGCCCTCGTATAGTTGATCTCCCCACACATTGTTCCCTGCGTCTGGCCCTGGGATATCTTGGCATACTTCGCGTTTCGTTGGTAATGGTCGATTTGGATCAAGTCCTCCGAACATTTGGATTAATTTGGGGTTGGTTACCTTGAACCGATCAGGGTCGATTGATTTGTCCGTATTTGGAGGAGGAATTTGATTTTCGAACGTTTGCATAACCTCTCCTGTCCATGAATTCACCATAACCCCTGAACTGACGAAATTATCACTTCTATCAATTGGTGTCTCAAACAAATGACCTGTATATTGACCGTAGAGGGGAGTCGTACGAGGTGCTCCGTCTTTTCTCGTCCACGACGCAGGGGTTATATAAATAGGCGCATCTCCAAGTCCTGGATATGTTTCTCCTGGGAACGGCCGTTTCGCATTTACTGGTCGTCGATCCCAAGCTTGACGTTGGTCATTTGGAATGATCGAACACCCCAGTGGTACTAAATCAGGTTGAGCAGTTGGACATGTTTTACAGTTTTGTTGAGCTTGTTCGACAATATCACTATAACTTTTGGCTTTTGGAGGAGGTAATGGACAAGGGGCAGTTGGTTGATATCCGACTAAATTGAATGGATATCGTCGATTGTGCTCAGGTATAGGCCCGAACAGCGTAGTTGGTATTGTAGGGTCAGCTGGAGGTGGACGAGCTGCCGATGCGGATGGTTGAATGATTGGATCGCATGAATTTCCATCCAGTGCACATAAGTCATCTGGAGATTCCCTCCATGCGATATCTTTTCTTAGTTGTGTATTGCTGTATCGATGCGGATCCCAGTTTCCTGTGCAATTAGTACGTTCAGATACAGATCGACCAAGTATAGAATCACGTGCGGTCTCGAATAGTCCGGTCATCCTCTCAGTTTTTTATAATATCAACAATCTATTTATATTTTAGTTTCAGTGACGAAATACAGCAACAAGCGCATGAAGTAGGGAATCAGCAAAATCGTCTTTTTTCGATGCGTTGTTGTATCGCGATCGTGATTCATCATCAATTTCTACTAACAACGGGATTTCTAGTATTTTATCCGTATATGCGACGGCGGCTTTTTTGCGTGAATAATATGTCGGGTACTTCGAAGTAAGATTGATTTGAAGGTCTCGTTCGTATTTATCTTCGCATCGTCCCGGTATTTTCAAAGTCAGCTTCTGTTTCGCATGTTGGGAAAATACGGATTTATGTGCGACACAATAAAACCACATAAGCACAGCTTGTGCAACGATAGCATTTGATTTTGACGGTTGTGATTCAACTACTACTTTGTCGACGTCGGTCCAATCTCGACATAAGAGAATTTGATGCAAATACTTGCATAAGGTGCATCGATCCAAGTTTTTAGCGGATTTTCGCCGACTTGCATTTTCTTTGAGAATATCAATCAATTCCCATCGTACTATTTGGATATGTCTATCCTGCCATGAATGTCCTTCTTCCTGGTAACGAATCATGCAGTATGACAAATTCTTAATTCCTATGTCGATAGCTAGTATTACATTAGATTTTCTTTCTTCTTTTTGTTCGACTTCCATATTTGAATACGAATAATAGAATCGCATTCCATATGTATTGTGTTCGAAAAATGTCGGTTTATAAGAAATGTATGAGATTACTTACTCTTTATTTTTTTCATTCATTCAAGGAATAATTGATTGCTGACATGTACAATAAGAAACATTAGGAACACAGACAGGGAACGACTTATTGTAAGAAGGACAAGTATTGACTAGCCCATTACATGTGCAAGCGGATGGATATCTACCTCCTAACCAATATCCTGTTAGTCCTCCTTGTGGTGTCCATGCGGAAAGGCCGCGTCCGGGAATATAGTATGCCATGTTGAGATGTTTGTGAGGATAGTTTTCGTTTTCTTTATAAATCAAAATATATTATTTCGTTTTTCGTAGTCATTTAAAAATCAAATCAAATTCTTTTCTTTCCTTTGAATTCGAATGACACTATGGATACACTTTCATGGGGTCCACAAGCATGGAGATTTTTACATTCCATCACTTTCGCATATCCCGTTAAAAATCCAAGTGACGCGCAGAAGAAGCAAACGAAAGAATTTTTTACGTATTTGCAATTCCTTCTGCCATGTCCGGAATGTAAGCAACATTACTCTAAACTATTGATATTGAAACCGATTGATAATGCGCTAGATAGTCAAGACTCTTTGAGTCGATGGTTAGTTAATATCCATAATCAAGTCAACAAAAGATTAGGGAAACCGGAAATGCCATATGAAGTTGTCAAGGATAAATATGAGGCATTGAAAGGAATGTGTCAGTTGAAACTACCGGTATCAGGATCTGAGTACGTGAGCGATACAACCGCTTCGTCAAAATCTTCGTCGGCATTATGCAATAAACACCTTATGATCTTAGTGATGTTTTTAGTCCTGACACTTTGTATTAGTGCATTTATATTCATATGGAAACGATGATGTTTAGTCTTTATAATCATACCAACGTACTTGACGTCCTATTACAATTTTTCCACTCTTTTCATCGACACGTGCATGGGTAGACTCGAAGTATTGGAATCTGACCAAAGGATGAGAGGCCAAGTATTGGTTGACTTGGCGAATATCTTCATATTTTTGGATTCTGAACCTGGAATCCAATTTCAGCTTCCCAATGACCATCAGCAGTGTTTGATCGTTCATGGTTGATTTGTTCTATTTTCCACTATATTCAAGGTATGGTTACATATGACTAAATTTAAAGCGGGAACAGGCGCTTTAGAATGAAAATAAGGCTCAATTGAATAATCGAATTGTTTCTTTTTAAATTTCACATCCTCATATTGGTCTTCAAAAAAACAATAATTTTCTGAATTGAACCCTGGTTCTTCCTCTTTTTGTTTGCTCTCTTGTTTTGGTAAATCTTCGAGCACGACATGTAATTCATCTATTTGTTGATTCTGTTCTTCTATTTCTTCAACAAATATAGACATGGTAGAAATCGATGACAAAAACGAAGCGATATGTGAGCTTGATGAATTCGTTTGGTTTCTTGAGACATTCTTTGGTGTACTCATATCCGATTTTTGAAAATCCTCACACGGATGCGAATTGGAGAAGGGATTGAAGGGAACGATCTCCGCGGTACTCGTCGACAACACTTCCGTTCTTGAACTTCAAAATAGTTGGAATCGCTTCGATTGGATATCGTCTTAATATTGGTTGATTAATAGGTTCTGAGATGTCAATTGCAACAATAGGAATGACTGGGTGAGAAGTACATGCTTTCTCCAATATTGGTTTCAATTTGTGACAATGCCCACAATTTTTAGAAAGAAATGCGACTACCAACGGACTTCGAGCGTTTTCCAGTTTGTCTCGTAGTTGGTTCGCGTTCGTGAATAACGAAGTATTCGACTGAGATTGAGACGTCTTATTTTCGTAAGCTGCGGATTCCAGATGAGATTGAGATTGAGAATAGTTCGTGTATCCTTGCGACTTATTATAGGGTTCTGGAACAAACGGTTGAGCCAATGACGCAGGATGACTTTTCGACGCATCATACTGGGAAGATGGAGGGATTTCTCTCTGTTGCAGAAACGCGGAACGGTCAGGTATACGTCGTGGGATTGCCTGAGGTTTTGTGTATGTCGTTAATTGGGGTTGATTAGTAGTTGGTGATGAGGTCTTTTTGTCGTCTTTCTTCTTCCATAGCAGAACACCGATTACGAGAAGCAAAATAATCACGCCCATAATAATCCATAGTATTTTGGATTGTTTTTTGGTACCTCCTATGGATTCAATTTGTGCAAATACGTTTCCAGGCATGAGGAACGAATAATTGTGTTTGTGTGTTTTCTTATACTTACAATATTCGATTATTTCCACATAAAAAAACGAAAGAAGAACGCAAATAAAACACAATGGCCGACACTTCGAGAATGGACCGCTTGAGACAACTGGTGTTACAAACTGCGTTAAATACCGTCAGATGTAGCGAAACTACGCAAGGATTAGCTGAATGCCAGAAAGGATTCAAAAAACTTCCACCTGTACCAAAAAAAATACGTCAAGGTCCGAAAGGAGGTCTATATTACATAAACCAAAACGGAATTAAAATTCATCTGAGCAAGAAACAAACCGAAAAGTTCCATCAAGGGACGTTAATAGGGGCCATTGATAGACGTCAATAAAATATTCAAAACGCAAAGTAAAAACAAAAAAGGAAACAATGACTAGTGAACGTGATCCAGTGACCTCGAAAGAACTAAAGGTGCTTGAAAACGTAACCCAACCTGCTGAGGCACCACAAGGGACCGTTGCTGCTGGAAACAAACCTTTTGACGAAGAAAAAGTGATGGAAGACATAAACAAAGAGAGTGATTTCCAAAAGCAATTAAAAACTGCACAAGAGTTAAGTTCACGATTACGCAAACGACGTAGATTAGAAGGTAGAGCTTCCGTCGACTTTATAAGCAAACAACAGCGGGATTGCCAAGCTAACTTCGAAGCTGCGGAAGATATTTTCCATCAGCAGTTAACTGCAGCCCAAGAGACACAAACATTTCTTACAAAACAAGGCGTAAAAGTTGAACATGAACGTGACACGTGTATTCAAGAACGTAATGTGTGCAAAGAGAATCTCGAAAGCACCCGAAGCATACTAGAAGGGATTCGTGGTCAACTTAACACGTGTCAAGGGAATCTCAAGTCGATTAAAGAAGAGCAAGAAGATGTAGTTAATTCATTAAACCAGAAGAACAGTTGGCTTGTCACGCAAAACACAACTTTGACAAATACACTCACCGCATTAAATACGGAGAAAACACAGTTAGAGGAACAGTTGGATGAAACGAGAGTTCAACTGCAATCGTGTTTATCAGAACAAAAGGAAACGGAAGATGAAATCAGCGGGGACTTCAATGATTTGATGGAATTTTTGGAAGAGACGAACAACCTTCAGAAACAAATTGCGGAGGGTGTAGATATTAAGTCTATCATCGACGATCCAAACCGGGTGGATCAATATTACACGTTGTGGTTGCGCCAATTACTTCTACAATCTGCCGCACAAGCGGTGACTACTATGTCACCATTGCCTGACTTATCAATCGAGACAGGTTTAGATAGGGCGAAAAAGGTAGGATTGGACGAGATGGAAGAAATTGCCGGAAAGCAGCGAGAATCACAGCAGAGATACGCAGATCATATGAAGCAATTCATAGAAGGCTTACGAGGTGATGGATACACAGAAGTACAAGTACAACCGTTCAGAACAACGTTGGACTTGACACAGACTCGAATTCGTCAGATTCAGCCAATCACAACCAATGCGAAACAAATCTGGAACTCAATGTCGACTAATGAATCAAACTTTCGTCATTTGGTGAATTATTTAATGGGTGAAAATATAGAAGAATCGGAACAACGCGTTCGAAGTAGTAGCATTCCTCCTCCTTCAGAGCACGTATCTCCAATGACCTTCTAAATAAATATGAAAGACATCATCAATAATGGTTCTTCCTTAGCTGTTTTGGCCGTAATTTATGTGATTGCTCTCATCGTGGTACGTATCGGATGTAAAAATGAGTCGGTGAATAAGGAGTTAGGAACTTCCATTTGTTCATGGAAGACATGCGAAAAGTTTATCGTCTCTCAAACACGAGGACAAAACTACCTTCTAAATCGTGACCATAATGAGGAAAAAATCCCATCCAATTCTCCCTTGATAAGCGCATGGGCACTTCTGCATATTTTTATGTATGCAGTCATTGGTTACTTAGTACCATACCAGTTACCAATCGTATTATCGATCAGTGTTTTGTTTGAAGTGATTGAACATATTGGATATGATGCGCATGATATTCTCGATGTTTTATGGAATACAATTGGGTTATGGATGGGTGGAGTTATGCGCCAAATTTTCGTTTAATCAAGAGCATCATTTATCAAAGTCACCCACTTCATGCACGCAAGAGTAGAAAATTACATTTTGTTTTCAGACGGTGGAGAGACCGACACCGACTTTTCATCTTCTACTGAATCTGAAATAGATTATCCAGACGAACAAGAAACACGCAATATGGAATGGTCATCGGAACGTGTACATGAAAACACACTTCACTCTTATCTATATGATTATGGTAGTGATAGTTCAGAAACGCAAACTGAATCGAAATCGCCAGAATTTTTAGAACTCGACAAGAAAGATGAAAAGAAAGACGAACAAACTATGTTTTATTTTTATGAAATACTATCAATAGCAGAGAAACTCAAACAAAGTACCCTATTATCCAAATGTCCATGTGGCCGTTCCGTACGTAAAAACTGTGGTAAAATAGGAGAAATGTATCCAATACTCATGCGTCATGGATCGTGCAAATTCGGGGTTTGTTGGATGTGCGGCTATACGCAATCTTTAGATAAGTCTGCAACATTTCCCTCATTGGTCGAACTTGAAGTCCATCAAGAGCATCTAAGAAGCGAACGATTTCGTATACTCACCGCAATATCGCCAAAGTATACCGAGAAAGCTAGAAACTACTTCCATCTCAAACGATTATGGGCTCTATTAACTGTTCATTCGAAAAATATGATTCTGAAACAATTATCCCCCGAACAAATGAATATTTGGAAACGAGCCATGTTCTTCAAATTACCTAAATAAAGTACTAAACCATGGGTCAGTACAAGTCGATTCCCGCAGATGTCCAGTTATCCACCGAAGAAACGACGGTTGAAAATCCATACTCGCACGTATCTGGAATCTCGTATGGAGCGCTTATTGGCCCAGGATTGAAACCTCATCCCCAACAGCCTTATTCATTTCCATCCATTCCATTACCTGATCGAGTCGATTTGCGCCAAACGAGTTGCGCGCCTTACTTTGAACCATTTTCACAAGGCAATGTGTACTCTTGTACATCCGACGCATTAGCAGCGGCGTTTATGTGCAGTCAAAGACGACAGAAACAGGATCAAGGAAGTTGGATCAAGCCAAGTACGTTGTTCAATTACTACTTTGCACGCGCGGAAATGGGACCTCAAATGATCTCCAAAAATTCCGGAAGTTCCCTTCAAGCAGCTATGATAGCCATGCGTCAAGGAGTTTCGGATAGTAAGACGTGGCCCCAATCCGAATCATGGTCCGAAAAGCCGAATACGCGAGCTCAAAAGAACTCCCTTCATCATACAGTGACGGTAGGTTTACCGTTAGATCAGAACTTGCAAAATTTAAAACGATGTCTTTCCCATGGGTATCCTTTTGTATTCGTATTTGCTGTGACTCCTGTAATGGATGCATGGTTTAAGAATCGTCAGCAACAAGAAGAATCTCAATTTATCATGGCAGAAGGAGAGTTAGTACCACGAAATGTACATATGGGACATGCAGTTTTAGCTCTTGGATATGACGACGATTACTTCAACGGTGTCTTCATTGTGCGTAATAGTTGGGGTCCAGAGTGGGGAATGAACGGACATTTTTTCATTCCTTATACTGTGGTGACAAATCCGGATATTTCTGCGGAATTTTTCGTGATTGAACGTGTTTGCTCGGATTTAAAAAATCGTTGTAATTCAAACTGTCCTTCCTTTTATTCACACACAGCTTGTCAATAAAAATAATCAATCCGCCCGATAATGTTGTTCAATTTCAATTTAAGTACCCCATCGATGATTTTTCTTCTTACTGGTATGTGTTACTTATTCGAATCTTTCATGGCATCCACCAAAAACACAACCATCAGCGTACAAGGATTGCATACGAATCTTGTTTTCGCGGCAATTACCAATTTCTTGTACGAACATGATTTAAGCTTACTTGCGTGGATGATGTCGATTCCGTCATTTGTCGCATTTTCAGGAAATCTATTCTTCTGGCTTCTTGATGTTTTGTCGTTCTAATTTGTTCATTCTTCGACTCTAATTTTTCCTTCTTCCTCGAGATGATCTTCGAAAAACTCAGTTTTAGGGTCTTCTCGTTGTTTTCCATGGCTTTGGTTATCTGAATTTGATTTTTCTTTTTCTTCGTCGGAACGTTTCTGTTTCTCAAAATTGCGACATGACTTGTCTATCAGATCAGCGACAACATCAATATGCTCTCCCATTATTCTCAATGTTTTTTCCATTTCTGCCATTTGGTGAAGGATTTTGATTGCTAGTACGTCGTTTCGACTCATAATTAACAAGGGAGATTTGATTGTTTTTCCGATATTTTTGATTTAATTTCTGTCTTCTAATCATCATTTTGTTTCCATGTCGTTTTCTATGCACAGAGAGTTGTCGTTTGTACTCGAAGAATTGAGATTACATTTTCAACCTTCTCATTTGTCGACTCTTCCAACACTGTCAAGATTTCCGAAATCATATGAAATGGATGTTCAATTCGAGAAAAAGACCTGTTGCGCACTGGCATCTCATTTTAAGGCAATTGAAAATCAAGAAGACTCGAACTTGATCAAGAAAAAAAACCAACGTTTCAAAGAAATTAATTCTGACAGTTGGTTAGAGTATCGTGGGGAACTTCTGGGGAAGCTTTTTGTTGCATGTTTAAAAAATCCATGGCCGTATGGATGTAACTTTTGTCTTGATACGTGCATGCTTATTCCTCTTCGTGGGGCGTCTCTTATGATATGGTGTTCCTTGGATTATGATAAGTACGTGTTAAATCCCGAAAGTCAGTGTTGGATTCCGTGCAATGGTCCAAACTTCAAGAAACGTAAGAACAAAGAAGAAATTTTGGGAAAGTGGTTCAGTCGCCAAATTCCCATATTCCGTGTCCAAGTCGCATGTTTGAGAGTATTGAAAGAAGAAACACTACCTGACCACATGAAAGAAGAATCATCTAACGACGAAAAGGAAGTCGCTAAAGTTCATTTTGTTCAATGGGGATCCGCTATTCATTACTTCAAAGTTCCAAGACATCGTCATTGTCGAAAACGTCCGCGATTAATCGAAAGTTTCATGCGCGGAGTGGTCATGGATAAACTTGATTTGAACATGTTAGTCAGAACTGCATTCGGGAGGTTTTGGAAATCCCCGTTATATTCGAAGTCATACGCAGGCAAAATGTGTTCGTTGATCGAGATGATACAACGGAGAACCGCATGCAGAGATGTTCGCGGATTTCGTTTATCGAATTGATTGAGCAACTAGAGAAAAAGAACTTATGACTTTTTGTCGACGTAAGAAACCGATTCTTTCGTATAAACTTACACATCCTTTCGAGAAACGCAAACAAGAATCGCATCGTTTACGTATTCGATACCCAAGTCGCTGCCCTGTGATCATACAGGATTACAAAGAAGCATTATCAATTCCTAAACTGAAATATTTAGTTCCTCTAGATATTTCAATGAATCAATTTCTTTACATGATTCGACGTCGAACCAAATTGAAACCCGAAGAAGCTCTTTATTGTTATCTAATCATAGAAATCGGTACAATTCCTCAATTAGCACCGTTACAGAAAACAATTGGAGAAGTGTATGTCGAGAACCAAGATAAAGACGGAATGTTGTATTTGATATTTTGCAAGGAGGATACATTTGGTTCTTCATAATAAAAACGAATATTTTCTAGAAAAATGTCGTCCTCATGTGGATGCAACAAGTGCACATATAGTTTCACAGGGAATGTGCCCGGTAAAGACGCAACATTCAACTCATTAAGAGTAAACCGAGCAGCTTTTAATCACATCGATCTCACACAATTATCAATAGAACAATTTTGCGAATGTATTCAATTATTAGATTGTGCAGATTTCGGAAATTCCGTCTTATGTGAGCCAGTTCAAGAGGATTGCACATTTTATTTCAAAACATTGGTTGCCGGCGACAATATCGCGATTACTGATAACGTAACCAATTTAGTTATTTCAGGTTCAGGTGGAGACGCGTGTACGGGTTTGAATCAAATAACGGTTGGTGACGGTGCGGGGGGTACAACTTGTGTCGCTCCTTCTAATGCGGACGAATACCTATGTTTCGATGGCGCAAACGTGGTTTGGAACTTCATACTGACCCCATGTACAGGATTAAACCAAGTGACAGTGGGAGATGGGGCTGGTGGGGTGACCTGTGTAGCGCCTACTAACCCGGACGAATACTTATGCTTCAATGGAGCTAACGTAGTGTGGTCCGAAATTACTACAGTTCAATATTATGCGTTCAACGGTGTAATCATGAACGCCACTGGAGGAGGATCCCCTCGTTACGCAGAATGGGGTACTCAGGTACCAAGTGGGGTCATATCAACTTTAGTGACGCCGTTCGATGCGGAAATCATCGGGTTTTCCGTTTCTTACGCTAATAACTCCTCTATCAATATAGATCCTGGTGAATCAGTTTCTTTTTCTGTTGGTGTCGTTACAGGAGCTCCACCAGCTGTATTCACTTCGTTCGGCGCAACAAATATTACATGGGATAATACGGATGACGATACCTATCCAACTGGATTCTTAACCGGTACTTTAGGTTCACTTACTGCCGGGGACCGTATTGGCGTCGGAACGTTGGAAGTCGGAACTGTTTCTCCCACAGGCGCAGATTGTGGTGTGGTCGTGATCGTTCAAAGATCTGCTTAGTAACATAGTGTCTGAACATGTGCTTCTGGAACAACAAAACAAATGGTGGCAGACCATTCTTTTCCATGCAATTGGTAGAGAGAATGATCTGGATTCAATATTCGAAATCGCATGCGATTCACCGTTGATACTTGCGGAAGAATCATGCGCATGGGAAAGAGCCTTTCCACTCGAATTGCTGGAAATAAGATAATTTTCGCTAAAATATTGGGGTTATTATCTTCCATCCAGGCATGTTGGGTATGCGTAGCTCCTCGAGGTTCTGGGACTTCAAGCAGTAAATACTTTGGTTGTGCAAGATTGAAGCAACCTGGAGATAGAAACGGAGGTCCATCATTCGGGAATAACAAATCCTGCATCAGAAATCCCAAAATGTCGGGTTTGATGCAATCCAGTAAAGACGGTTGTCGTCCGGAGAAGAATAAATTAACACTTAACAATTTCGATAATTGAAAGCATGCCGTGAATGGAGGCGTCAGATCCGTCACAGATCCGCTATCCACAGTGATAATGAACGGATCCACAACTTGCGTTATAACGAATAAATATCTGTCTCCGTTTATTTGGGTTTCAATAACGTCATCTACTTGGAACCCATGCGCAAATGCACCAAAGTCGATTTGCCAATTTCCAGGTGCCAGTTCAGTGACATCTCCTTCTAACGCCCGTGGTTTGCAGATATTCAGACATAACTTCTTTTGGGATGATAACGCAAGTGGGTAATACAAGAAAGAGAGGAACTTTTGAGGTATATTCGATCCGCAACATTGACGAATTGGAACGACGAAAGGTTTCGGAGTGCTATATGCCGTTTGACCATTATAACAAACCGATTCGAACCCTAGACGGAAATGTAGTGTATCATTAGGATCAGCGAACTCTAATCCGAAAAACTCACCAGCTAAACTTTGAAATGTAAATCCTGTACTTGGATCCCACGTAACTTGGTAATTTGCAGATGGAACTGCGAGATTCATACTGGCTTCGAGGAATTCCGCAAGTGTTATAGGTGTAAAAAGTCCGTATGGAATTGCGATCATGTGACATACACCACATGAATCGGAAAATATAAATTGAACTTGGTTATTCGGATCAGCATCACATCCAGGTTCAAACCAGAACCTATTCCATTCCAGTTGCATTTGTCCAACTAATGAATTTTCGTTGTAATTTCCCTCGGGTAAACAGATCTCACTTCTGCATTGATATCCAAACGGTGCTACAAGTTCATATGGGCATTCAGGTGGTATTTGAACGCGACAAAAACCAGTGGCGAACCCCATAATGGACGTCAAAGAATTAGTAGCTGGAACGATAACGTATGCCGGCTGTAAACTCGAGTTTATCAATCTCAATACAAATTTACCTTGATTCACGTCATACCTAATTTCGAGAGTAGAAGGAGCAAGTTGATTAAACGCGAAAGTTAGAATTGACGCCAGAAGTTCCGGTGATCCAATCGTTGGTGCGTGTAAATAACCATAAGTGCCAGAAGGGTTTGTCCAGGTGGTCGCCGCGATATTCATGATTTGAAATTGATTATCCGACAAAATAAGCAAGTTCGGATTTGTTGCCGTGAGTTGTGTAAATTGAGGATCCACTAGGTTTGTCGTGATCAGTTCGATCGGCGCTCCCCAGTTCCATGCCCCTCGCAAATCCAATGCATGATCAAACAAAGTCGTGAATATGGGATTGTTAGGATCGGAGTCATCTACATTTGCTATCGGATTCAAGTAAATGGGCAACTCTACTTCATACTCGACTCCTGCTAGTTCGACCACAAACCGCCGCAAATCAAAATCTTGAATTGATTGGACGTTCAATTCTAATCCTTCCGAGAACTTGATTTTGGACCACGCATTTTCAATCACATACTGACTGAATGGGAGCTCAATGGAACATAAGGAGAAGCTCGTTACAGGAAGTCGGTTCCTTGACATCCGAGTATTCACTACTATGTCATTGGTTGGATTATCCTTATCCGAAGCTACACACGCTTGATCTCGGTTCGCGCTATCTACAAGCCATGTATACTCACTGATAGACATGTTTATTTTATGATTTTTGTTTTCTTTATTATAGATCAGAGTCGTCAATATTTAACATATCATCATCTAGTGAAACGATCCTAGCCATTTCAGATAATTGACGAGTAAACTGAAGTGTTTCCGAACAGAAATGACGAATCAACCCAAATAAGGAAGTCACAAGTTCTCGATAATTCCCCAGCAACTTCATATGTTGATTCAGAACAACTGTATTGTCGGCTAATCGAACATGTAATTCTTCCAAGAGTCGTTTATTTGCTTCATTATCGTTAAGAAGTTTCTCAATGTCAATCTTGATTGTTAGTTCTTCCACATCATCGTCTTCTTCTTCAGACGAAGACTCAGACCCAGATTCAGTATCTGATTCGGTAGTTGACGGGAGGAAATCATCTGGATCGAATTCATCATCGCTTCTATCTGATGAGGTCGGGATCGACTTACAATCATCTCCTTCATCATTTGTTTGAGAATGGAGCTGTACGGATGCCGTTCTTACGTGCAAAACGTTATTTTGTTGATGCGAGTTGGAGTTGTTAACATCATCCTTTTGGCGTTGAGTATCTGGCATATTTTCAACGATTTCTTATTTTCACGCGTATCTTTCCGTCCACGGGCCACTGTCGAAACTTCCGTAATTAGTGCGGCATTCAGGATACGCAAGACCACCGTTAGTAACGGATAAATCTTGAAGTGCTTGACGCGCTTGTAAATTCGTATCTACCACACTTCGATATCCAGTGTATCCCTTCTGCCACGCACTCGGCATAAAGGCATACTGGGAAATATCAGTTTCAGATAATCCATTGCAACTTCGCGGTTTGCGTGTATACAACGGTTCAAGATCAGTACGTTGACATCGAGCACTCATGATTTTTCCTGTTTGCTGTTCATACGCAAAATCTCCTGGATCCGGTTTGTTCGGAAAAATAGATTCCGGCAAGTAGAAAACATCGCAATCGGGACAGTCACTAAGTGATTGCCCTCTCCCACTGAGGAACGAATCTTGCGTGACTCGTTTTCCACGTAATGGACCCCAAAAATCGCATTGTTTATCCTGTGATAGAGGATGACATTTTTCGACGTTCATCCGCATATGAGCAGGAAGGAATAAATTGTAGTCCATAACTCCTTCGTCCACATGTACCTGGAAATCTCGGTAACATAAGTCGTCATGAGATCGATCGTAATAACCTGAACCCATAATGTTTTCTTTTTCTTTTGACTCGTAGTTTTTTTGGTTCGTTCTCAATAAAAAACATATTGTCACATCATGAGTAGAAGAGGTGGAGGAAGAATGCGCGGAATTAGCCCAGGTCGAAGAGCAGGTGGAGGAATGAGAGGATTTAGTCCAGGAAGAAGAGGTGGCGGTGGAAGAATGAGAGGACTAAGCCCGGGTAGAAGAGGGGGAGGTGGAAGAATGCGTCCATTAAGTCCTGCTCGACATCATCACGGACGTCACCGTCGTTGGCCATGGAGACGACGATGGCCGTATTATCCTGTTAACTATTACTACTTGAATTCGTTTCCTTATTATGATACCTATCCCTACTACGACTCTTATAATTATGATCCATATGGATATTGTCAATGCGATTTAGCGGGTAACGTCGCCGTTGATTCATGCAACAACAACGGAATTCCGCGATGTTACTCAAGTCCAGGATCACCTGCCAAATGTAGTTGCTACCGACCCGATTTGAATACTATGGGATGTTTTGGAATCACAGGAGCTACATGTTAGTCATAAATAATTTACAAATAAAAAGAACAATATTTCGAAAGAACCATCGAAAATCTCGACAACGAAAGTATGGTCAATCCGACTTAGGTTAGAATCCTCCATCAAAAACTTAACATTTGCTCAACAAGAAGAAAAATGTAATGAAAGACCAATTTCATTAGAAGATTTACCTCCTCAATAAGTGATTCGCTTACGAAGAAATGGAATGTAATGCGATCTTGACTTATTTTCGTCTAACAACACAAACGCCTTTCGTACACCTTAAATCTTTCCAATCTGTACTGGAACAGGATCCGAACGATCCATTCGGAAGTTTGCACGTACTTACGTATTGACATTGATAAACGTCTTTACAACATGAAGGAGTCGAATCAGGGGGTACGGGGTGCGCTCGAAAGGGAGAGTCACCATGAATTACGAATGACATGGTGATTTATAAGTATCAAGTGGTATCGATAAGCGATCGTTGTTTTTTCTATTTGTCACTAATTTTGTTTTTTCCTTCTTCTTTGTAGTTTGCGAAAGACCCAAATTTCGACAATATTTCATGTTCCGATGCGTTATCCGTAGTACCACGCAAGGATCGGGGAAGAAGTAATTGTGTTTCTAAATTAATTCCGCAAAAGTCCAAGTAGTGGCCGAGAGAGCGCATATGTCCAAATCCATATCTTTCGTATTCAGGTTCATTTTTCCATCCAGATTCTAGTTTGAATAATCGCCTTAAACGTCTGTATCCTTGTTTTTTTAGTTTACGTCTTTGTTTGTGAGCTTTGTTCGTCTTATTCTCAAATTGCTCAAAAAAAGTCGGTCGATTTCGTTCATACATGTGCCGAATGACATTCTTCTGTGGACTTTTGAAATTATATCCAAATGTCCATAATCGAGCTGCCATGTTGAACTCTTCGCCTACAAATACATATCGAAGGTAAGGATCATGCGGTACGTATTTTATTTGTGATCCTGGTCCGAACGCGAATCCTGCCGCTCGACACATTGACGGATAACATTGGTTTGGAGGACGAGAGAATTCAGATGCGATCAATTTAGGAATTCCAGAGGAATGGAATTCTTCGAACCTAAGAAACGTCGGTTCAGCGTGCGAAAAGTCTCGCATGAACTGTTCAAAATTAGGCGGGTAGGAAGTTATGATCGATAATGGATCCGATGTAGAAAACCACATATGAAGCAGCTGGTAGTCCCAATTTATCGCGAACGTAGAATGACTATCGATATTCAAATAAAACGATTCGTTTTGATATAAATGCTTTTCAATCAAAGAACGTGCTAATACAGGTCCTTCTGCTTTTGATGGATCTAGTTTGAATACGCGTACATGATCAGGAAACGTTAATTCGTCAAATATGTGGGAATACTGTTTGTCAATGTCTCCATCAATTGCGTAATTTTGTTGGCATACCCCTACGAATATTTTCAATGGATATTTTGCCTTTGCGTAAAGATTTCGAATAGTATGTACACACTGGGGATCTCTGTAACTAGGGACGCTTACAAATATAGACGGGGTGTTGGATGGTTTCAGTTGATGACGCAACTTCCTAATGTGCTGACGGTAATATGTCCGTCGAAAGAAATTGATGAGTGCAAGCCCGACAATACATACTGCAATGACGAAAATTGCTGACTTCAATGATGCCATTATTATCTTTGGATTTTTATTAGTCGCATTGATAACATAACAAGGGTGCCAATTAACACACAAAACAACGAGAACAAAGCAATTTCAACCCATTTGAATTTCATTTTCCTTAAGTCACGAATATTTGCTCCTTATTGGTCTAAATTCTGGGAAGACAGTATTAGGAATTAGTCTATTATTCTCTAGGAAGTCGTATATTTGGAATTGGCCTAAATTCTGAATGGTGTATGATCCCTGGGGTTCCCACCGTCGTAGTTCACCATCTTCCCACCATTGTTTACGGCCAGTTAGAACACGTATAACAGCTGGTCCATCTGTTCGATGTAGTCTTCCTCGAAACCACCATTCAGGACCATATTTGTTGACAATAGCAGGTCCACCTTCTCGATGACGTTGACCGTTTTCATACCATTCTTCGCCTCCATCCGCATCTATAATAGCAGGTCCACCTTCTCGATGAAGTTGACCGTTTTCATACCATTCTTCGCCTCCATCCGCATCTATAATAGCAGGTCCACCTTTTCGGTGAAGTTGACCGTTATTGTACCATTCTTTTGTTCCATTCACGAGTTGGACGCAGCCAGTGAATTTATTATTCCTAAAGTATTTCCTTCTATAATACGCCAAGCAAACAAATTCACCCTTGATATAGTATTTTTTTAGGCCGTCAGAGAATTCCACGAAACCAGTGAGAAGTTCATCGATTTCTTCCCGTTTTAATTCACGTAAGATGGTTATGGAGTTTGTAACTGTCTTTCCGTTTTGTGTTATATAGTTCGATCCAATTTGAACTTCACAAAAACGAGCATCACGATCATAATATTCTAAACAGTTCAATGCAATTTCACAGCAATGAAATCCCTTTTTACACATTATAATGGTGCCTTCTTCCATGGTATAGGTTTTGTCTACTTCATATTGAAATCCCATACATGTTAAATCATCATTAAATGCTTTGTAATACAGTTTGCACTCTTTTCCTTTCTTTTCGTCATTCATAATGAAATATAGAAGTGAATGTGAAAGGACTCATGAACTAAATAAACGAATCTTTTAACTTAACACAACATTGCATCATTCATCATGAAATGAAATTATGCATTGAGAACGATAATTTGGTTAAAATACGAAAATACCATTATTATCATCTATTAATATAGGTGTTGAAGGTCGATATGCAAATGAATCTATTTCAATCGGAGTTGATGGACGATAAGGGTGAAGAACATTGTTCCTTTCTTGGCGATTTACCCAAAATTTTTCATCCGATGTTTGAGCCCGTGATATCCACGTCGATGATTCAACTCGTTTATGATTAGCGCTGGTATTTTGATAAAACACTTCCCCTTCTGGAACGCGTAACGAATTATTTGAACTGTTTCGTTGTGATATATTTCGTACCGTCGTATCAGGAGCTGGAAATGCGTCAAGTATAGAATCCGTATAATGTCGAACCGGTTTCAACTGATATACCATATCGTCATACGGATCAATATCCATTTCATCGTATATATTAGGAGATGCAGACATTTCGGCCCAGGAATTTCCATTGATTTCTTCTGATGCATTACCGCTTGCGAATATAATAATATCATCTTCGTCTTCCTCATTCTCGTTTCCATCCTCTTTGTGTGAATCAGGAATCACTATGTCAACGCCGCCACTTCCAACAGTCGGAGGTCGTCCTACTGCTATTTGTTCAATGGGACCCTGTAAATAATCTGTTTCTCCAAATCCTGCAAGTTCAAACATTTCTTTGTTTTCCTCAAATGACGCGCGGGCCATGACTCCATTATCAACCCGATTAATCCCGTGACGCGTTAAAGGCATCAAATAGCCACGAAACGTCATAATATTGCATATTGTCTCTACGTGTCGATCATCCACTGTTGTTCCGCCAAATGTTAGGACATCTTTGATCTCTTTGAACAAAACAGCGATTGCAGCTTCTAACCCCAGTACTTCCAATATTTCGTGAATGTCGTTGGTGTACATGTATTTCCAATCTAGAAACTCAACCTTTAAAAGAGTTCTTAGATCCGATCCTTCTGTAATCACCATATATCGCTCCTCCTTCTCAATAGCACCAGTTTTTGTATTTTCTCGACTCTGAATAACTTTTTGTATCGCGGTCCGTCGGATGGCCGGTATGCCTCCCAGACACACATGATTTATCATGGATGAACAGAAATCCCTTACTTGATACATGCTGTCTTTGTGCAAGACGAATACGCGCAAAACCCATCGTTCCATGTTTGGATCGCTGCATTCAACGAATAATTTCGATGCTGGATCTTCGTCTCCCCATCGTTCGACCGCTTCTGCTACTTGAAAACATGTGAGGGATCTTTCAATTAGCTTGAGACGATTTAATTCGAATCGAATAACGAATTTTGACTGGTGTTTTTTATGTGTTGAAGCGTTGCGAAATGCTTCATCAAGTTCAATAATCTGACGATCTTTCAACCCATACTTTTCTTGATCTTTTCTAGAACTAAGAACTTCCGTTTTCGCCACCACATGCTTTAAATAACAAATAGATAACGAGGATGCTAACGTTTCAACGTTATCGGAAGTTACACAAGTCGAGAATGGGGCTGTAATCGAGGGAACCCGAAGGTTTTTTGTGACTTCAATTAGTTCTTTTAATCGCGGTACACCACTTGATGTGTGAATGTTTTTCGAGGCTTGACCACATGAATGAAAAGAGTCTAATGTTAATTGAGTGGCGGGTTCCGAAATAGATTCAGCGGCTAGATGACCGACCATTTCACATGGGGAAATTCTAGCATGAAATACACGTCTCTTAATTTCGTCACATAATTCAGATACCATCTTTTCAGACAAACTGAACCATTCAATGTTTTTCGACGTCAATTCGTAACATATATGACTGACCAAGAAAACACTACTTTGAACGGATAGCCCATTTTGAATCGTGGTAACTAATTGTTGTACGTGCCACATACATGAAGGTGGAGTACAAATGAAATCATGCGTTTTATGTTCGAGCCGTTTCTTCTCCAGTAGTCTACGTACGTTAATAGGGATCAAAACTTGAGTTTCCAATTCATTATGTAGGAAGCCGGTTTTCGTTTCGCGTACTAGTCCCCGTAACTCACGAAGATAAGAGTATTCGTCTTCCAGAATTGAGCGGTAAGAGATCCACCCTAACGATTCCAACTTTTTCTCTGAGAACGTGACGTTAGCTTCAAATCGTTCATCATCATCCAGTAACCATCTTAGTTGTACTTTCTCCAATAATGACGCGTCCATGGAATCTCTGCCATATTGAAAGTCAATAATCTTCTGTTGAGCATCACGTAACGACATATCATAAGCGACTTTGATTGCTTCAGACGCTTTTGTAATGCGTCTTTGCAAATAACCCGTTGTTGCGGTACGTACAGCGACGGCAACTAATCCTTCTCGTGCCGCCATCAAATGATAGTACATTTCTTCAGGTGATAACCCGGAAACATAAGAATTGGTGACAAATCCACGAGCATATGGATGATCGATATGATGAGGATAGAACGAAAATGTTCGCCCACTGACCTTCTCCACTCGTTTTCCATTGATTGACTGTTGACCCACACAAGCAGATATTTGTGCAATATCCACAGGATTTCCTTTTGACCCCGCAGTAACCATGTTTAAGAGCGCATTCTCTTGATATTGAAGTTTCGATACACCCTGTAGCGATATGCTTCCAATATGCTCAAACGCTTTCGATACAACACGCATGATGGCCCCTTCCCGAATCGATACATCTTGCTTATGTAACGTTTTTTGAAGATAATTCGTGTGTTCAATACATTGATTGACAATGTGCCCGACTTGACTATCTGCTTTAGACCCAATTAGACAATCAGATATACCGACTGAAAATCCCCTCCACGACAAGTAATCATTGACGACACGTTGACAATCAGAGAGAAAATGAGAAGCTGTCTCATTTCCGAAATCTTTGCACAAAATATCAACTAATCCATTCGAGGTGGTACCTAATATTTCTTTGGATAAACAACCACAAACCAATTCTCCGTTCTGTATGAGTATTCGGCGTTCATCAATATCGATTATCGAAGTATCGCTCGAAGAATTTCGAATCAATTTTCTAAGAAATAATGTGGGTGGAAACAACAACGAAAACATCTGTTTGCCCGTCCATAATGGACGAGGAAGTATAATCGCAGGTACAGGTAACGAATTCTGTTTAGTAAACGATGTTATGGGGTAATGGATCTGCATCATCAAGTTCATGACATCTTCTCGTGTCAGAAATGTATCCTTTCGAGTTAGAAGATAGGAACCGACCAGAGCATCTTGTACGAGTCCGATCGCAGGTCGACTGTTTTGAGCATCCAGAAGTTGCCATGTCACATTCATCAATGTTTTCAATTCCGAGCGACCTTGGACATTTTGCGGAACCATGAGATTCATTTCATCTCCATCAAAGTCTGCGTTATAAGGAGTGACGCATGATAAATTTAACCGTATTGAATTCCCCCGATTCATGATTCGCACACGATGTCCCATAATGCTCTTTTTGTGCAAAGAAGGTTGCCGATTCAAAGTGACCATATCTCCATTTCGTAAAGATCGATGAACTACTACTCCAGGCTTGATTCTAATTTTGCGTAATCGGTCCAAAGAACAGAATGATGTGGTTAATACGTATCCATTAGGGTACCTCACACTTGCAATCTCGCGTCTTCGTATCATTTCATAGATTTGTCGAATATTCAACGCGGTTACACGTTCTGGGATGGTTAACGTATGTGCAATTGATTTCGGAACACCGACTTCATCCAAATCCATGACTGAATCAGGTGTTATTACGGATCGTGCTGAGAAATCGCTACGTTTAGCGACTACATTTCCACGTACACGTCCTCCTTTTCCCTTGATGCGACTCGTGATACATCGAGTGGGTGCGCCTGACCTTTGTCGATCTTTTTTTATCCCTCGTATGTCATTGTTAAAGTAGGTTGCTACATGATATTGCAAACGGTCAATTAATGCAATAGTGCCTTCCTCGTACAGATCTCGTATGTCTTGGAGAGCGTCTATTTTTTCTTTTAGTGCTGAGTTCGCTTTTACTATTTCCTGCAGTTTTCGTGTCAAGTCATCTTGTCCTTTTGCCCGTCCACTCTCTGACATTAATATTGTCGGTCGAATTATAGGTGGAGGGATAAGTAAGACATCCATCACCATATAATCAGGTCGTGAAGGTCGTTCAAAACCTATTAATTTTGCATCTTTTTCAACAATACCTTCAAGAATTGTCTTCACTTCGGCGGGTAGCATAGGAGCACGACACCAATAGCTCTCTTCTTCGGATAGAAATGTAGATTCTTCTTTGATGTTTAACTGTTTGTCGTGCCGTATCCAGGATCGAATGATTTTTGTTCCAGATACCTTGTACTCGGGTTGGATTCTTGTGCACCAACTACATTCTTTGGATATGCGAGTAGTTGTCGACAAGGTTTGTAACCTCCTGTATCCTCTCAAATGACCGATCAATTGCTGTATGCGGTTTCTATCGGATTCCATACTTCCTGAATCCACGATTAACAATGCAGAACAAAAGCAACATATCAAGCGCAGGACTTTCAGTATGCTCGATATATATCCCATATGATATACTGGATATGACAGGTTTAAATGCCCGCAGTGACCATTGCATCGATCTACATCATGAAGACATGTTTCGCACTTCAATGTATGATGTACGGATCCCATTCGTAAATCGTTTAATCCACCTGATTTTGGCATGTTTTTTTCGTAGAGGCCTGTTTCCGACACCTCCACCACAGATTGACGTATAATTTCATCTGAACCAAGTAAGTTAAACTGTAAGCGTTTTATTCTTGTCGAATCATTGACAATGCGACTATGAGAAGTAGCCATCGAAAGACGAGAAATCTATTTGAAGTGTTTGTGAATCGTTGATTTCACCATCATCTTCAACATCCTCACAAATTGGAATGAATTGCGGATTAGCCCAATCTATTTCAGTTTTCTCGTGACGTCTTAATAACTTCCATGTTTGAACACATAGCGATGGAATTTTTGGCTGAATAAAATCCTTTAATTTTAGGAGTAACGATACAATGACGTAAATACAGTCATGGCAGCCATCGGATATAATACTCCATATATCTATACATTCACATTCAATTTCATATTGACGTTCGTGCTTCTCGAGTTGATCTTCGATTTCAGCCATTGTCTTTCCTTCATTCACAATCGTCATATCAAACGACCACGTGGATTGCATGTTACCTGCCGATGCATAGAAAAAACGTTTCCGAAGCTTGCGTCGGATGAACAAAGGATCTACCTTGTCTGGAACTGTTGAGTCGTCTATCGGCTCTTCCACACTGAGACAAACACGAACGTCTCCAAAAATAGCTTCGTCGGTTTCAAGATCGCATTTTTGTACGGTATGTTTCAAATGATGAAATGTATGCACCATTTCGTCCCCATACGTAACTTCCGTCCGCCATTGTTTTCCATCCTTTTTGTAATAGTACGTATTCGATAACTGCCACCCCCTTACATCTTTCCATTCTGAAAACGAATCGAGGGTGTTCAATGTGGTTTCAAAAAACTCGCACGTCACTCCTGGAACAAATTGGTTTTTGTGTGGGTAATACCGACCGAAACGACCTTCCAATTCCCAATTACATCTCCTTGCACATAAATCTGTTTCGCGCGGGAGGTTATATAAGAGTTCAGCAGCTACTGGAAGTATACCCACCATCCACGGATACTGACGACCATATCGTTGTATTTTGTCCATTTTCGTATCGTTGAATAATTCGTGACAAAAAGAAATAGCAATGAATCAAGAAAACGTTTCCAGTTTTCGTATTGTCGATCAACCAAATGTCACCCGAGCGTTTCTGCATAATTGTTTGGGATTAACAAGTGAATCTCCACCAGTTCAAATTTGTGACTCCTTGAAATGTGCACCGATCGCCTTGAATTCTCCGTTCCGTATTCCTCCTCCTCCCAATCTTTATCATATTCAAACGGATCCAGTAACGCATTCTCATGTTTTTGTTTCCAAAGTCGTTAATCCGCCTTATATTATCTCAAGTCCAACTGGATGGAGGGAGTCATAATATTATTATCACATTGTAACCAATGATCCATCATTTAAATATGAAGGTGTGGCTTTCACGTTTGCAGGGTGTACAGGAGGTCGGTTTCTGCGTTTCATGTAGTCATCACGCTCCTTTTCGGTAAGTTTCCCCTCCCTAAATCTAACTGTTGATCTCTGCGATTCACCTGCAAAAGGAAATCCCAAAGACGCTCCCACATTAGCCGGTTTTGTATATGAGCTGTTGCTAGCCGAATAATGTTGTACACGCAATTGATTAAGTACATCAATGGCCGCGGATCCTTCATAAGCAGTTACGTTACCATTTTCTGACTGGGGTCTGTAATACAATGTTGGAACTCCTTTTAACCAAGGGGGTTTGTCGGATTGGGATACGTCTATGATTTGGACAAAAGAAGGTGCATATTGTTTGGCTTGCATAGATTGCACGACTTGTGCGTGGACGAAGAGAACCCATTCGTTCGAATTCACCGCAACATCCGCACTTTCATGGGATTTGAATAATTCGTCCATTTTTATTGAATATCAATATGTACAATAACGTATTTACAGTAATCAAGACAAAACACTCGACGCAGAAACGAATTTTGTACGCGGCCTTCCAAGTTTCAAATTAGTACCTGAAGAAACGGAACATCTTCTCTTTTTCTTGGACGAATATGAAGAAGACGAAGGAGATGTATCGAGCAAATCATTCCACGTGTTTGATCCCGAAGTCAAAAAAGATTTGTCCACAACTCCATACTTTCCACGTGACTGGAAACAACTGGCCCGGACTGGACGACCCTCTCGTTTCCTTTTCTCAAGTTCCGCTAATCTCTCAACGGCTGCTCTAAGGTATGTTGGTCCTAATGACGTTCGTGGTTGGCTGTTTAGATGAGGATGTCGCAAGACAGTCCGTCCATGTTTCTCGTACTTTTCCTTGATTCTAATATCCCATCCGACGTCAAAATAATATTGTAGTACCTCCTTGTACTTTGGTTTGGGGGGTGTCGAAATTGCCACCCAGTAAAAGGCGTAAAATAGTTCGGTGCTTTGATCATGTGAAAGAGATGGTGGCCATAATTGGACATTGGGAAATAGTTCCTTTTCATTTTTTTCATGTTTTAGCACGAGACGAATATAAGTTTCTAATGGTTCACAAACAGTATCAAAATCAATATCCCCATGCTCTTCCTCAACTTTAGTCTTGGCCATTTGAAGCATTGTTTCAGGTGACAAATCAAATATATGAAGTTTCTGTTCCGTTTCCTGGACGATTTTATCGCGTTTAGACAACGACGGAATTAGAGCTAGATGCGGAGGATGTTCTATTTCAAACTTGTCGAATAAGCATCCTCCATATGCAAAACCCGTCATCCGCTTTTTCAAAGCATAAGGTCGCTTCCTCACAATAATATCGACGTCTTGGATTTCACTTCTCATTGATTTTCTAAACGCAAAATCAATATCCTTTGCAAAACAAGTGGTTTCGCAAAAGTTGGAGACAGGATAAACGTCTTTTTCTTCTGATTTATCTGAATCGGATTCACGTGTGTCTTCTTCGTCACTTGATGATAACAATTCCGGTTCAGGAAGTGGAGGAAGTAAAACTACATGTTCCTCATGAGCATTCTTGAAGCAACTACTGAAATCCAAATCTAGCGGATGTGGTTGGGGAAGCAAACCAATTTTCGTCAATTCATCATCGTTTCTACCGTCTTCCAACCATAACGAATCGAGTTTCAAGTCATCAAACAAAGGATCGTAACAAACGTGATCCATCTTGATATCTGGCTCCTCGACCGTGAGTGTGGTAATGCTTGAACCGACATTACGTCGTGGAAAAATATTTTATGACGTAAGGTTTTCACGTAATTTCGACATTTTACCATATAAGTTCAAATCAGATTGAGATTATTATTACAACGAAAAAAAATAGTTTTAGCCGTCAACCATGGATAACCAACAAAATCAAGGAGAGGAGAAAAATGAATGCCCACCTCCTCCTTATCAATACCCCGGTACCATATTGAGCACCTTAGTTTCGGTTCCCGCGAACTCTAGTTTGCAAGAGGGAATGCTGCTTCTCCAACACGAATACGCTAGATTACATCGTATTGCCTCTTATCTCGATTGGCGCACACAAGAGTTGTTTGAGCGTGAAAAGATGTTGTACCATCATCAACTTGTATTTGATAAAACTCAATCCGACTTTTATCAACAACGATCTCGAGATTATCGTCGACAAATACCGCAAGAGACGCGTAAAAAACATCATCATAATAATCGTTCATCGCGCCGTGGTCATTCCGGTCGACACCCTAATAAGACGTATCAGAAACCTTCTGAAACTCCAGAATCGGAGGAGTTCATCTATCAGGAACGAGAATTTCCCCAATTGTCTAGCGATCAACCTGTTTAACATGGTTCTTCGAAAGACATGCATGAAACGCGCACTTTTGCTTTCCTTTCTTCTCTTTATTCCTGTTACTTTCCATCCTAGTTTTCAGAGTTATGAATATGTGACACCCGTTAGTTTCGTGTGTGGATACTGTTTCTTTATCAATGTACCCAGTTTCGCATTGTGGACGTATCGGAAACCGTTATGGTTCGAAGATCTTGTTGACGAAACGGCGATTTCACCAGATGCACGTGAACGATTTCAAAAACAGTTTGTGTATGTACTTGAATTTTTGTTGACTTGTGTATTTACCTCTATAGTCGATTATGGTATGTTTCGATTTCGATCGAGTCAGTTTTCGATTCTTGAAACATTAGCCCTTCTTGGTGGATTGCTTTCGTTGTTTGCGAAGATTCAAAGTATATCTGGGAAAGTAGTGTTATTCTACATAGCGCATCGTCGTGAAAGGGCTATATCTATTTCTTCTTTAGCACGAATGCGTGAGGATTCGTTAAACCAAACATGCAATGCGCCCATACCTATTCAAATGAATACAGTATCCTAAAAATGACTCGAAAAATAATACGTAGATCACGAAGATCTAGATTAACTATAAGGTATAACCGGACTAACAGACGCAAGTATCCAGCAGATTTATCGTCTTTACCAAATTTACCGTTACCTTATGAATTGCAACACATATTTCCTATTTCAATACGCGTGGAGCGATATGGGGGATTAAAGCATCGTCTACGTCATTGGACGAAATTTATCGATAAAAAGTTAGGTTTGGACGGACGCAATTTGAACAAACGACAATGGATCACAATGGGAAGAGTATCCGCATTAACAAAGATGAGAAGAGGGGAAATAGGATGTTACTGGGCTCATCGAGATGCTTGGAAAGAAATCATCGATCGACAATTACCCATGGGTCTCGTTTTAGAAGACGATATTTGCATGAATTACACAGATGAAATTTCTAATCGATTAACGCGATTCTTTAATGAGTTTAGGAACACGGAAATCGATTGGGACGTCATATATATCGGACATTTCAATCGTGGGCCGTACCGAGAAGAAAACAAATCATTTGGGGGTACGCAATTAGTTCGCTCCTTAGCATGTGACGGATGTATGATGTACTTAGTATCTCAGAAAGGGGCCCAGTTTCTATATGACCATTCATTACCAATGCGGGATCCCGTAGATATCTATATTCAACTGCATTCACAGGCTGGTAATATTAACTCCTTTTCATGGAAACCACGACTTTGTTTCTGTGTTAATGAAGGGTCAGATACAGGAAGCATTATTTAAGCGTCATGAATTCGTATCACGTTGTAGACGTCACCATGCCATTTTGATTTTCGCGTCAACGTATAAGAACGTCGAAATATGTTCGAGAATGTATGGATCGAGCTTCAATAACGCCATTGTGCTGTTATAATTTTCACAACATTATTAAGAACAAAAACATGTATGAACAATCCAACTATTAACAATGAAATCAAATTCACATTATTGAGCATCCACCGTGTCCGGAACCACATGAACCTTTAGCCGATTCAATTCCTCCAAAAATCCCTAAACCCGCCCCTACAGCAGCTCCAATACCAGCACCTATTGGACCTCCTAGCGCAGTGCCGAGCATTACACCCGCACCGGATCCTCCAATTCCGCCACTAATAGCCCCTCCTATTAATTTCGAGCCGCCTGGAGAACACCCTCCTTTTGGTGCAGGTTGACGATCGTCTGTGAACGTGAAGTATCCGAACAAATAATTTTCTAATTGCGCGATATCCTGGTTACTGTCTCGTTCTGCGTAACTAAAGAATCCTCCGTTGTTCACAAGAGTCATAAATTGATCAACTTGCACATACTGATCTTCCGATGGTCCTCCTCGAAACACAATCGTCCCTTTTCCTGGTCCTAAAGGCTCTTTTTCTTCCTGTGATTCAAATCCGTATCCCAGGAATCTTAGGATTAACGGCGATGAAGGTCGAATATTGAATGCCATGAATGGATTATTCGCAGGAGTTTGTGTGGTATAAAAGTTCGATGAGATACTTACTTCATGTGGTAAAACCCAGGGCAACTTTTTATGATTCGCTTCTCCAATTGCTTTACAGGCCGCAGTCGGTTCGTTCCCTGATCCACTGGATTGGACAGATCCACAGTCGGAAAGCTTTTTCGCACATCCACTTAGTTGGCATCCGTATGGACTCAAATAACCAGTTTGAACGAACGGACTTCCCCATTCGAAGTCTCCCGCCGCGATGTCTGTCTGGGGGTTATAAGACGTATGAAAAACACTATTTGGATTATTTGGCAGAAATTTCCATATCGGAAATGCGGGTGGACGTAATCTGCATTCTAACCATCCTTTCCATTGTGGAGGTTGCCATGCTAATGGACTTCCATATTTGTGGTACACTTCATATCCTGTTAGAATTGTTCTTCCACCATTAACGGAAAGCGCCAAATTCGAAAGAGCCCAAACATTCACATTGACCCCTTGAATTGTTTCAGTAAGGAGAGGGCCTGCTCCAAATATGTTTCCGTTTCCGTCGACCGTCGCGTTTCCAGCGTAATTATATAATCGAGCTGAAATTCCGACACACCAATCGTCAATAGACATTACAGGAGCAGGGAATGGCATTTTTTTGACGGTACCATATCGGGTCGCCAAAGATGTAAGGAAGTTCGGTGTATTCTTATTTCCGAACGGTTTTGATAAAGTTGATGTTACTAATGACGGTAAATCAACGGCAAGGGCTACCTTCCACGGACTTATACAACTCAGATGCTGTTGCGATTTCGCGTTACCCCGGTACCACTTGAACAAAGGGGCGTGCTGAAATCTCGCAAAAATTATTTTTATCAGTAGATACACAATAAACCATACGAACAAAAGCAACAGAAGATGTTTTTGTATATAGTCAGGCGATAACTTCTTTTTCATCGACGAGAGCATGGTGAAAAAGAAAAAAATTCTTTATTTTCGTATACTAAAATAGGAATATTCAATGAAATGGCTAAAGCAAAAGGGAAGACAATCAGCAAACTAAAAAAGGATGTCAAATCTATGCTTGATCATCCAGTAAAGCTAGTCAAAAGCATTCTTCATGTCGGTTTTCTCATCGGATTTGTATGGATGCTCGTTGCCTTCTTCAAGTTTCTCCATGGTGGACTGGGACAATTAGTCAAGGAGCTCTTAGGAGATGCCGCGCAAATCGCTAATGCGCTCGGAAACGCTCTAAGAGGAGCGTTGAACATTGCGAACAAATGCCTCGGTGGAAAGGATAATTCGGGAAAAAGCGTCTCTACTGGATCGCAAGTTGGAAATTGTTTCGGGTTGATTGGTATTGTTCTTGGACTTCTCGTCGGTGTGCCGTTACTCGGATATTTAGGGAAACGCTTGATTAACCGAGTCCGAGATGGATCTGAGTTCGCCAAGGAAGGGCAAGACAAGATCATTGACGCCGCTCAGAATAATATGGAAGATTGGAAATCTGAAATGAGAGACAAGTTAACAGAGAGTCTGGTAGAGAAGGGCGTGGACGAAAAGGAAGCTGAATCGAAAGCTACAGAAATAACCGAGAGCGCCTTCCGTGAATCTTTCTCTAAAGTCATTCAAAGAATTCAAGAAGATGCGTTGAAGAAGACCACCAACGAAAGGGATCAACAAATTCTCGACAACGCACAGAATATGGCGGAAAACGAGTCAAAGCGGCAAACCACAATGGTTGATGGTATTCCAGTTAATGAGGACGACAGAGAGGAGATTCAAAACGAAGTTGACGATGAGCAAGAGAATATGGAGTCCCAAATGAACGAGGCAATTGATGGGTAACTAATCAAATAGTCCAAATCCCATGTCATCTGAAGAGGATGAATCGTCTGTCTCACTAAATGGAGAAGGTGGTTCAGAAATTATTTGTTCCTTACTTGTACTTTTCTGATCTATTTCCGACCAAAGATTTCGGATACAGTTCGTCAATAGAAATGTTGTTAATGGATTCACTAACCATTGCATTTGACGTTTTGGAGATTCATTGCTTAATCTTCTAATCACATTTGATGAAAGAGCCTTATTGCTTTGGTTAATGTAATCTTGCGCTTCTTTGCATAATTCGTCCATTTTCGACAATGCTTGTCCTTTGTTCTCTTCAATGATTTACATAGTTTGTATTGCACTCTAGTATTCTTTTTGATTTGAGATAATGTAAACTTTACTAAATACATGCTGTTCCTGCGTCATTGTAACATCCGAATTCTCCTTGAAAGTTTGCGCATCGACAACCACGACCATTTGCTAAACATTGAGGGTAAAATCCTCCTTGTCCGTAGTTGCACTTGTTCTGCGTCACTCGAGCTCCAAAGCAATTACATGACCCAAATTTCGTTTGCGGGGTTGCATAACGTGGGTCGTAGCTATCCGCTACAAGTGGGTAGTAATACCCTGCAACTGCTCCATACGGGTAAGATAACGGCAAGCTGAAACTATTATAGAACTGAGGACCAAAGTACCGCAATGCCGTATTCGCACCTCCTAGTCCGTGTCCCGACAGACGAAAATTCGGTAATAGTCCGTGAGTTGCTGCGAAACTCATCTTTTCTTTCTATTTACGAAATTATACCCTCCTTTTCTTTTTGTCCATGCCGAATACGAGAAGCAATACAATGACAACTGCCGCGATAACTCCGATAGCAATCCACATATCCTTCTTCTTCTTGTCTTCCTCTGATGGGGTCAAATGAGCTGGTTTTGGGGATGCCATACTTAATGATTTTGTTCTTAGACTTTTGTTTGTTGAACATAAAAAAAAACATCATGACTGATCATAGACAGTTCGTTGAACGAACTTTGTTACCGGATGATTGCTTTCAGTGCGAAGAAGATATTGATCCCAGGTGGATAGTACGTATCATCACGGAAGAGGGAACTCGATTGTGTTTCCATATACAGAAATTGGCGGAACTTCAAAAGTCAGGAAACAGTCCTTTCGTATTTTCGGCTAGGGATAATCAACAGCTATCGACTCTTTACAATAATTGGTTCAAAGTCAGAAAACAACCCATTCCTGAACACAGACCGCGGAAACGGCAACGGGTACGACGACCCGCCGTTCAGTTTTTTGATAATGCGTTAGAAGAAGCAAAACAAGAAGTAGAAGAATCCGAAGAAAACAAGTCCGACATATCGTCCGAAGTCGAAGAGGAAATCGCGTCTGCCCCATTGTGGATTGAGGAGGAAGGTATTACTCCGGAACATTGGAAAACTGAAAAGTGCGGTGTTGATCCAATATCACAAGATGAAATACCTGCAGACCGTCAAATTCGACTAAGACTGAAAGGAAATCTTCAATGTTATGATGTCCTTGAACTATATAAGTGGTTGCAAATTGAGAGCACGGAACCAGGATCACGCACATTCTTCTCTCCTGCCCAACTCGATCGCATTACGAAAAAATATCGCGAAGTTAGTGGAGATAAAAACGCAGAAAAGCTCACATTCATTCGAAAACAACGTGTACCCCGAAAGGAACAGGAAGAAATGGATCTAGAGCATGCATTACGGTTATCGCGGGAAGAAGAGGAGGAGCATCGTTTAAGAATGCAGCCAAATGAACGAAATATGATTGTTGCACAATTGCTTGAGCACGGTGCGTCTCCCGAAGAAATTGAGAGGGCTATTCGTGGCGATTAACGTTATTGGGGTTAGATGTCGCCATTTATAAATCTAATAAGTTCTCCCTCATCCTTATTGCAATCAATTAAAAATTTTCGTCTCCCATCCCTTACGAATTTTGCATATTTGAAATGACGCGTGTCGATCAAATTAGACCAAAAGCGTCGTGTTGGCTTAAACCATAGTTCATTTCCTACGATAATTGCGTCTCCGATTAAACGAAGGTATGGTGTGGGATCACGTAAAGGTTGTATTAGCACGCCAAATGGTTTCTTTGGCTTATGTATCTCCATGTGATTTTCTTCTTCTTTGAATAAATAATAAAAGATCAAAAAAAACAATGGCTGATTTAGTATTAGCGTTAGGTGTTTTAGTTGGAGGAGGGTTAATTTATTACTTGGACGAAGAGAAGAACGTAAAAAAATCAGAAGATGTAAAGAGCAAAACTGTGAAAAAGAAGTGGGTGGACAAAAACTTAGATCAAACAGTGGCGCTGGTAACAGAACCTTCACCTGGAGTTGAAAGATTGGTTGTTATTCAACCTGAACCACCAGAACAAACAGATAAGATTATAGGTAAAAAGATACCAAGTGTTCCCGTTCAGGTAGTACCAGCATCAGGTCCTCCTATTGCACCTCCTATACCGAAGTGGTTCAATATAACACCGGAAGAAAGAGAACGTTTCGTGGAACCTATGCGTCGACCAGAGAAAGAAATTAACATCGGACATCATTCAGAAAACAAGGAATCCCGTGAGGCACTCCTTTCCGATATTCGAAAAGGAACACCTCTCCGTTCACACGCGAGGATGGGTTCCAAAACCGATCCTGAAGCAGCCTTGGAGCATTCGCAAAAACCTACCATGTTCCAAGCACTTCAGGAAGAGCTCGCAACAAGACGAACTTACGTACACCCGAAAGATGCAGAAGAAGACGAAGAAGAAGATGAATGGGAAACAGATTGAATAGTGGTCAATGAAGGAAGTTGGTCCAGAAGATGTTTGTGGCGAATAATAAACCTTTTCAATGTTATTTCGCAAGATTTTTTAGTGAGATAAATTCCATGACATTCGATACCATATACCAAACGTTGAATTAAGCTGATGTAAAGTCCATAAAACCATCCAAAAGCATGCGCCACTTTAAGATGGGATTTCCATTCCGGAAAATGGGAAACTCGATGAAATCCTTCCCCGAGATTTCCTTCCAAATGTAAGTAATAGCGGAAACACGTATCGTATGTATCACACGCTCTTCTTAGTTCGTCGCATAAATAGCCATGGGTTTCTTTCTCATTTTTGGTCTCAAATAGCATTTGAACGTTCGTCAGTTCATTAGAAGCTATAAGTAAATTGTCGAATGTATTCACAGAAGTAGACATGACGAAAACAAAAGAAAGATGAGTAACCAACAATAAACTAATAGATGTGAAGGTTACATCGACGAAAAATAAATTTTCACATTTTTTGTGTCACGTAAGATAAACTTCTATTATGGGAACGAAGAAGCTAGATAAACTCTAAATCAAACGTACTTTCAACTTCTCAAACAATATTACAAATAAATATAGTTTCAAACGTTCACTTGTTGACGAGAAGAAAAAAATATAAACTCAATTTATGGTGTATCATAGACACGTTTCACGACGATATTAACTGCTTTATTTTCAAACGTAATTTTTGTCTATTTTTGTTCGTCATTTCATAAACCAGCATGGGAGTCTCTTTTTCCGTCGATACACGTGCAGAACAACCACCATGCGAACTCCCACGTTTACGTGAAGGGAGATGGTCTTTTGATCCTGATTTCAAATGGAATGAAGATGAGTCAGATAACGAACGTCCATTGACCATTCGAAAAGTGCACGATCAAGCGGATTTGTTTAAACCTTACTTACCGCCTAATTACGAAATTGTTTGTATCGGTGTTGATAACGGTATTGAACCTGAAAATCCTGAAGAGTGTCCATGGATATATCCTCGTATATATAACGAAAGTTTTGTAGCTTATTTGGACTACTATGCCTTCATGAAAAGGAAGTCAATTCTTATGTCCCCGACTTATTTCGTGTTTTTACTTCTCCAAATGACTGGAGGCATTCCGAACGTGACAAAGGACGGGAAGTTCCAACACGAAAAAATGTCGATTATGAATAACTACAAATCAATTGACGATATTGTGGAAGATCATAAGGAAAACGTCCATATTTCAGATCATGATATGTTTCCTTCTCGAAGTCTATATAACGAGTTTCGCGCACATCTACCGGACTCACGAAATGAGTTTCCATTGGCCTTAATGGTGCCTTTTCATTCCACGAAAGAAGATCCTTCGTCGGTTGGTTTGGCTTCCGTGTCCGAAGGTCAAAAGTCGACAGCTTTTGTCTGTGTTCCGCTTACAGAGTACTATCGAGTTGGATCGCGGAAAGAATGGTCGGAAATATTTTCTTGGTTCAAAAAGCATTATGTCGAATTTATCGCTCGATTCATTGATTATCCTGGTTTAATGGGATTCGTTCAAACTATGTACGATTTATTGAGACTCATGAATCTCTCTGACTGGAACACTAATTTAGTTAGAGGACGCACTATTCATATTCCACGTAATATCCAGCAGTTCGTTGGTAATCCTCATTCTAGTGCACCTGGATCGAAATATGAATTTCAAGTGATCGGAAACGTTTTTCGTGAACATTCTGATTTTATTGAACCTTGTCTTCACTGGGCAATTATAACTAAAAATGATAATAAGGTTGACCCTCCATGTGAACAATATCTTTGATTTGCTAAATAAAACAAAACATTTTTATCATCCTCATCCGCAATGAATAGTGAAGCTGTTACGTATTCACCAAATGTCAACTTACAAACCATGACGGCTCATTACTCGAGCGTCAATGTGGCGGCTACTTTAGGTCTACCACAGGCATCACTCGGACCGCCGGAAATCGGTAAAACCTACATTCCCAAAATGAATGCCGGGATGCGCATTACCGTCCCATTTCTCGCGCCACATATTGAAACGTCCATGTTAGCGGCGGCTGGTGTTTCGCATCCACAACAGCTTCCTGCTTCATTTGACTGGCGAAATATTCAAGACGTACTGAAATCTCCTTCATTCAAGGGATTACATTCGTCACAAGTTCCGTCTCCTTTGTTATTCGGTGTTGATAATCAATATACATGTGGTACATGTTGGGCAATGAGTTCCGCAACGATGATATCTGATCGCTGGGCAATCAAAAGAAAAGAACCAAATCCTCATTTATCGACTACGCCCATCACATCGTGCGCTACACGATCCGGAGTGCATGGATGTGACGGAGGCTTTCCGGCCGATGCAGGACATTTCTTAGAGAAGGTTGGGACTACAACAAATGCATGTTATCCGTTTTCTGCGTGGTGTAGTGGAGTCGGACATTGTGGGCCTGAACCACCTTCGTGTTCATCTGTGTCCGTCGGTAAATGCTTGAAATCAGGTCAAGATCCGGTACGATATAAGGCGACCCGTAATTCAACCCGATCACTCGGTCAAGGTTCAATTGATGAGATTAAACAACGGATGAAACTTTCCATATTTCTACATGGACCATTAGTATGCGCATTTAACGTGTTTGGAGATTTCATTCAGTTCGGTCTTCACCAACCTCCTGGACAAGAAAACAAGAATATTTACGCGCACGTGACGAATTCCACCGTTAATGGACATGCGCATGAGCACCAAAATCCTTGGGCAACAGGACATGGGTCGCTAGGTACAGACGATAAGTTGGTGGGACGCCACGCAATCACGGTGGTGGGATGGGGAACAGGAAATCACCCGAAGTACGGGCAACTAGAATACTGGATAGTTAGAAACTCATGGGGTCCGTCATGGAACGGAACCGGGTACTGGAGACATGCCGTTTCGGTTCCATCGAAAAGAATAAATACCGACACAGGGTTGGATCTTCCAATTAAATTAGGTGCGGGGATGTTATTCGGTGGCGCGACCGTTTGGGAAGCAGATGCAACATCAGGTCCTCCTCTAACTCAGTTGGTTACCAATGGGAAACAACCAGCAGCTCCATCGAAAAACAAATCTCATGCATATTTATGGGTTCTAGCAGTTGGAATTGTTATAATGTTAGTGATTCTGTTTGTTATAACCTCAAAATCTAAAACCAAAGGTTTAACGATAAGATAAGTTTTGGGCGTATGAAATACTTAGTGGATCCAGTAAATTACTTATATTATTCTTTGTTAGTCGTGGTGTTTTAGTGGCGTATTTCCATGGTTGAGATGCAGTTATAGTGTTTTTAGATACTAAAGGTTGTAAAACTTTAGGTTTTGGAAGCGACGTTTCCAGGAGGGATGTGGAGTTCCATTTGCGAATACAAAGTACCAAAGTCGTCAAAATGATTCCGAATACAAAAATCGCCACTGTCCACACGATTATCGAACGGTATGGTTTGCTCTTACTATCTTCATTCGACATGACGGTATAGCTTTTAACATTGTTGTCGAAAGAAAAAGATAAAGAAAATGGTTGTTGATGCTGCGTTTGAAACTAATCCATATGACTTATTAGTTCCTACCAGGCATGTGACGACGACAAATGACCTCAAAGACATCAGGAGCGTTCAAACACATTCCGAAAAAGAAGAATTAAGTTCTACTAAATGGAATTGGATTGCGTATTTAGGTGGTTTACTAACATTCGCGGCAATTATTCCTCAAATCCTACATGTGTACCGGAAAAAATCTGCGAAAGATCTTTCATACACGTTTATGTTCATGACAATTCTAGGAGTGTCGTTGCTTCTGTTGTATGCATGGACAAACCGTCTGAAACCCCATATCATAAACAACTCGGTATTTTTATTTTTGTACATAATTCTGCTCTATTTAAAAATACATTACGAACAACCCTTTTGATACTTAATTACACACCTTTTTCTTCACACGATGTCATGATTTCTTTTTGGGGAAGAATAAAAACAGTTGAAGTATGGAACTCATTGTAACCGTTGGATTGGTCATTATTGTCGTTACATTTATCGTGTTATTGCTTTCGTCTAAAAACAAACCAGAAAAAAAGCTTAAGCTATACCAGCAATACAGCTTAGAAGGTCAGGAAGAAAACGAAGGAGTAAATTGGGCTAATTCCCTCATTTATTTGGCCGGATTCGAATGGGACCCGGCACAAAAAATATATATAACGAGACGGAACGCCATGCAAAGAATTGGAGGATACACTTCACTATATGATGATTTGTCTACGTTACTCAATATGGTCATCGATATCGAACCTATCAGGTTCTCGTACGCAGGAGTCAACTACATGATAGAATTGTGGAAAGGACAATATTATGCAGCGACGGGCTGCGAAATTGGTATATACACCGAACTTAAAGGAAGACCAGGAGTATACAAATGCGCAACGAATGATCAAATGTTGCATATGTCATATACCTTGCTGCATATAGATGCATCACGTCAAGTACAGCAAGTGTTCAGCCGTTCCGGAGTACATTGGTGGTTAACGGGATTCAAACCAGGGTTCTTTTCGTCACCTACACAGCTATATATGGACAATATAAAGATTATATTTCCATCGACCTCCATGGCGGATACATTCTATCATGCCCTTCTCGCACATTTTCATGCTCGTCGCACTGATCGTACTTATAGTGTATCCGGAACCACGGTTAGCTTTTCGTGGCATAAACCGACCTTTCTTCAACCAAACATTCACCTGCGTTCGGTCTTTCTTAAGTATAACCAATTATTAACGGAAGGATCGAATAATATAATGAATAACAATTACGCTCCATCTGCAATCAATGACAAAATCGTTGAGATTCAAAGTTTTCTCGAGCAAGGTGATAACTTCTTTAGTTTCATTGACTACTTGATGAGTGGAAATCCATCGATATTGGTGGCCGTGACTCAATGGGACATAGTACACGGAAATGATGACATGGCCAACCTTTTCTCTTTTTTAGCGCAAACGAAGCGACATATGCCTAAAATTCATACAGGATTGATCAATTTCATTTGCTTTTTTGACAGGAGCGTCACTTGTTCAGTATGGCGAAAACTGAAGCATTCGCATGTTTAAGGAGAGAAATTAGAACAAACACATTGATGATGAAGTTTGTCGCAATTCGTCATGGAACTAATTGGACCTTCTGGGCATTCATTGCATGGACGTAAATCTCGTTCCCCATTTGATCGTCGAATGGCCCAACAATTGTCTTTTCCCGAGAGAAAACATGCATCTTTCGATGTATCTCTTTCACATGAGGAGACATGAAACCATGGATACTGTTTCGCTGTATATTGCGGAACATGTGCATAATGCGTTTTGTCAACGTTATTATTCATAATTTTCTCGTTTTTTTTATTAAACTTAAAAATTCATTGACAAATACAAAACTGTTAAATAGATATTCCAAAATACGTCATTCATCCCCATTTGCTGTATGTGGAGAACTATTCTATCCTTGACGAAACATGGCTCATGATCGTCAAAAGATTGAAGTCGAAAAAACAGCAATAAATTAGAATTGGTGTACATTAGTTGAACAAAATGAAGCATTTGAGACAACGATAACATTGGATCATTGAAAAGAGCGATAAACTCATTCGGAAACAATGACCTAAAAGCTTTCAAATACTCAAGACGTTTCTCAAATCCCAATAAGTCAATGAAGACATGCACGCACAATTTTGGCCTAATACCCGACACATTTATAATTTCTTCTTGTTGCTTCAAAAACTGATTCAAAAGGTCGACATCGAACAACGTCCGGCACATATTCAAAAACGCGTACGGAGTCCATTGAGAAGATCGGACAAAATGTCGAATCCTGCATATAAACTCGAACAAGTGTTTACGAGAAAAAATATCTAGAGCTAATTTATTTGTTATTCCAACACCAAGATGCGATGAATCAATACCAAGTCCCATTTTGCGCGGAGAAATACAATCGATAACAAGAAAATTGAATTAAAAAAACAATTAACGAAATGACACGTACAGATATGGAAAACCTTTGAGAGATTTGAGTTTTTAATGGTTTCGGCGTGCTCATCCCATAGTAAAAATTTATTTTACGTTGCCTAAATTTAGTTTACCATCTATTTTTAGCTCGTCAGTTTTTATGACGTGAAAATTTCTATATTTAGAATTTTACTCGAATAAGTCCCTTGATCCGTTGACTGACTTTTTCTTTTGATCCTTTCCTTTCTTCAATGCTATCACTTTCCTTCTCGAACTCTTATCCTCATTTTTGTTGTTTCTTCACTATGTCTGTTCCTGCACGTAATTCAATCGTCGAGTTTTCCGCTCCTACTCATTCTGACCTTTCTTCTTGTTTACTGCTCGAACCATTGGGTCAATTACCGCACGACCTTTTCTGGTTCAATATGAACTACGATATCAAATCAATAATATCAGCTGCTCCCTCATCGAAAACAGATACAAGCAATTTTCCACTCAATCTTCCACTATGGGATTCTCCTACTCTTGACAAACCCTCTTCAACAAATTCGTGTACGGATAAATGTGACAAAGACATTCTTACTGAGTTTGAAAACAAACTGGCGTCATTGATGCCTATCCCGATTCGATTTCGGGATTGTAACACGGCTACTCGGCCTTGTGACGAATCGTTCGGGTTTATTGTTTCTATCCGTGTTTCACAACGTAAGAACTTCGGACGCACCCAGCTCAAGTTTATTGTCTGTGATGAAGAATTTCAGCTGATGTCAATGTATCAAGCAGCTGTTCGATGTTCGGAAAAAGTTCCAATCAAAATATCATCCTCGCTATCTGTGTTTTTCATCCCGTCTCCCGATGGCGATGAGTCTTGGGTCACTGTTGATTCCGCATTTCCTTTGCCTCTACGTCGTATCGAAATGGATACTATTCGGTGTTGGAACGATACATTTTCACTTTCATTCGGGCGATTCCTGGAACAATCGGTCGAATACCAAAAAAAAATTCCTGATTGGCGTATATTGCAACAAAATGCTCTTTTGTTTGATGTTCGTCGCAAGAACCAAAAGACCACTAAGAAACGGGTTCGAGAGGAAGTGAATGAATGTCACCGATCCCGACTGATTGAAAAAAAGAAACGGCATGATGATAACCACGATGAGTCCAGCGATTGTGAAGAGGACCATCGAAATGACGAAAATGCGGACGTAACTAATGAACTTGATGATATTTTGTCGACCAGTACATGCATAGGAGACGTATCTTCTCAAGATCCGATTATTTGTTCTCCCCCTTATTTGTTACGCAAAGCTCGCCCTCGATTTCTATCTGAACCATCTCCAGCATTATCAACGACTCTACTTGGAACTCGCTTGTTTGGATCTATCGAAGAGTACATAGATATCCCGACGAAAGAAATAGACGAATTTACTTCTGGTCTTCGTTCGTTCATGTTGGGAACCTATACGAATAATGTCGGTGATACATTGATGAATTCTTTGCGTTTTCAATATTCTCTCTGCCACTCTTTCTCATCGTCAATTGTCGAAGGCCAGGACGTAGACGGATTTTTATATTCTTTTCGTCAGTACTTGTATGGGAAGGATGTTGACGTGCAAAAAAGAATGGCTTTATTGCATTCATTCTCTTTTCAACTGGAAACGTGTGTAAAATCAGCAGGTCCTTCTCTTACCCAAATAGATGAATTTCAACGAAAGTTGAATGAACTCGATTTCGGGGTTCGTCAGTTTTGTCGAGATTTCCTATTTGCTCCTGACGTGAAGTCGAATTTGCTGCATACTTTTCGTTTTATTCTGGGAAGTTTAACTGGGAATCTAACGTTTCCGCTTTCGCGTAACTTCACGTCATGTGACTTAGATGCGTATTTTCGCCATTTGCGTTCTTTTTTTCGATCTCAATCGGAATCTACTTCAACTAATTCATTTACTGTTCTAGATACTTTGCATTTTCAACTAACTTGTTGTCGATCATCTTTATCGTCCACATTGTTTACTCATGGAACCAACTAAGAATAATTCGAATACAAACATGCCCAAACCTAAAGTTGGAACACCAGTTAATTTGAGTCGTAAACGTGTTCGCGCTTTCCCTCCTGGTCATGTTTTTCGACCAGTGCGACCCACTTCGCGTCGTAGTACGTGAACAAGATAATGTGCTCGTAAAAAAGACGAAAATGGAATCTGATTTCGACTTTACTATTCAACAACTTAATTTGAAGTTGAAAATTGCGCGATTACGCCTCCTTATTTCTTTGTGTGAATCAGCCCAGTCTCTTGTGTCGAGGGTACAATCCAATAACATGGATGCTTTAACCTACGAGAATGGGATAAAATTTGTGAAATTTGCCTTAGATGTTTGTAATAGTGTTGATCTAGACGAATTACCCCATTTTCATCAATAAAACAACCTATTGTCGTTGAAATACTACCATATGAGAAATATCCACACAGTCTTTTGAACAAGTCCGAGAAAGAAAGACGAACGTTTTTGAAGGTAACGGCCATCCGTCCCGTCGAGCTATAATATATACGAGGACATAGATAGGCAACATGTATCCGTTAATAGACACGGAAGGGAACTCCTGACGATTCGTAAGCCATCTTCTTCGTCGAGATGGATTTGTGATTACCACACTGCATGGATGTTCTTCATCGCATAATTCTACTTCTCGCTTGTATTCCAAGATAGATCGAGAAGGTTCATATTCTCGTTCATGTTCCCTGCTTCCATGTCGTTCACGTAATGCTCGTGGTGCTAATGTTACGATGAACGGTGCCACAACATCTTGATAAACAGCGAGTATCTGTTCACGCATCTCATTCTTCTCTCTTTGAGTCATTCTACCGGAATCAAAATAATGTAATGGTTCAAGAACTTCACGCCAGTCCATCTTCGTCTATTTTACGATCCTCGTTGATTTATTCTTATAAATTTCCAATATTCATTTCACCCTCGTTAACGAACGACCTTAATGAAGGATGGCATACAAAAACCTTATCCTCAAAAAAATAAACAATTTGTTTCGTACACATACATAATATATGATAGATGTTTATCGAATCAATACCCTCGATACAAAGACCAATAAGTACTCTATAGGAAGGGAACAACACTGGATCGTTAGAAAAGACAAAGAATTCAACGACGAAAAGAGTGCAAAACTATACGTCGTTGAAAAAAGTAAAATTTTTACGGATTGTATAGCATTATTGGGAAGTAAGAGTATGAAATTGGATCAAACCAAAAAAAACGAATATTACAACGATTTTTGCTTTAATGATGAAAAATACCTACTTTATCGAAGATTCTTTTTGGGGTATCCTCCAATCAATGAAATTAAAAGATTGTTACGAACGAATGGGATACAAACTTATTAACTGAATTTTTTTTTACATCTATCTTAATTATGAAGAACCTTAAATATATATGGATATTGTTAGAGAATTTTATACATCAACATGGATAAGGAAGAAAAAGAGTGCAAACTGTATTACAAGGCATTTAACGATGATTTAACATGTAGGGGAATTCAATATGAAGTAGGAAAAACGTATCATCTTGAAAAAGGAACCGAGCTTGAAATGTGTAAAAGAGGGTTTCATTGCTGTGAATTAGCACTGAATTGTTTAGAATATTATGGTCGTAATTCCGTTTTTGTGAAGTTCAAATTGGATCGAACTATATTACACAAAACGGAAAAACAGTTACAGACTCCATAACTATCTTACGAGAAGTAGAACGCGAAGAAATCGATGAACTTCTCACTGGGAAGGTTATATTCTCAGATTGGTCCGAACAATGGTTTGTAAAAGGACAACGTCATCGGGTAGATGGACCTGCTATTATAGATGCAGATGGATCAAAACAATGGTGGTTTAAAGATCAACTTCATCGAAAAGATGGACCTGCTATTATAAATGCAGATGGATCAAAACAATGGTGGTTTAAAGGTCAACGTCACCGAAAAGATGGACCAGCAATTATAAATGCAAACGGAGACGAATCATGGTGGTTTGAAGGTAAACCTCACCGAGAACGTGGACCAGCATTTAAAGATGCAAATGGTCGACGAGAATGGTGGTTTGGAGGTCGACGTGACCGAAAACATGGACCGGCTATTATATGTGCAGATGGTACAGAAGTATGGTATCGAAATGGTAAAAAGTGTGACCCATTTTTTAATTATTAATTATCTGATTTTGTTTCGGACTGATTTCAATTTGTCGATTTATTCATTCTCTTCTTGAAAAATAAAAATTCGAACATCACTAAATACTAGCTAGGTGAATGAATATGAATTCCCGAAATTGCGTCAATTATCATTGGAAACGTACGACCGGAATCGTGTACGAAAACGGAAAGCGCAACGCAAAAGCGTTTTCGACGAGATTTTATGGATTTGCATGTGCGCAAAAGAAAGCGAAGTCATGGGTGAACAACATGGAAAAGTCGTACAAGAAAAGACAAAAAGATCGCAAATTATTAAGAGAGAAAAAAAACGAAGACTAGCTATTTATGTGACGTTTGAGTTTGAAAGAATCTGGTCACATTTTTTGACGACTAGCTCCGTCCATCGAATTATACGTTGATAGTCAAACTTGAAATGTGTAAAAGTGGGTTTCATTGCTGTGAATATTATGATCGTGATTCTCGTTTTTGTGAAGTCCGAATTGGATCGAACTATATAACAGACAAGGGAAAGACAGTTATATACTTCAACCTTTTCATAATTTATAACTTGTATGGTTTTTTTTATGATTTTTGAAACATAACATTTTGTAAAATTTGTGTGTTCTTTCCATATACAATAGGTGGAATTTTGGAAATGCTTGATTTGCAATGCTTTCTGTTTTCCGGACTTGAACAATCACAATAATCACAAATATCTTTCCATCCGTGTTTTTTCAGGTCTGTTATTGTGATTGGGCCATATTCTTTTTCTGTCCGCCATGAACATCGTTGATTCGAATTCCATTCTCCCATTTTCTGATTTGGCAAACATTTTCCTCCTTCAGGGTGGGAATACCAATGACCTCCGCGTGGCTTAAAGCGGTCAACTTCTTTTCCAACGAATACAGAAGATCCGGAATTACAATAATAAGGTTTCTCTACGCTGGTAGGATCTAATAAACCATTGGGGTTACAAAATGAGTAGTTCCCGAAAGGACGATTGGTGATCAAATCATAGCCGTATACTCGTTCAGATGCATATTTTCCGTGTCGTAAAGGGGCTTCTGTTGTCAAATAACCTACTAACCCTTTTGAATCTGCGGAATCACGATTTGTAAGAGTCGGATCAATTCCTGCATGAACAACTTGAAGTTTCTGTGTACCTTCTGCGTAAGGTGGAAAATCTAGAATATTAGATGTTAAGGCCACAACTTGAAGTTCTTTCATTGCCTGAATAGCACCTGTCCAATTATTAAACTTTAAGACCAAAGATATTTTTTTGCTAGGGTCTTGAACTTCAGTTTCGTACTTGTCAGATGGAATAATAGGTGCATCGGCACCAGTCAGCTCCATGTAGAACTGATACCATTCTTGAATCCAGACAGGATTTTGATTGAAGTAAGAATCGTGAAAGTTCGTTTGAACAGGGTTCTCATAGAGTGCATGAATACTAATTGGTATGTCATTGAATGAATCAACTCCAGAAGCATCTGGATTTAAGAGTTCGACTTCTATAATCGTGAATTCTTTAGGATTTCCGTTTGCATTATTAATATATTGCTTTTCGTTGCGTAAAACTCGAAATTGTCGTTTTCGAGGAAGTAGAATTTGATACGCATAATTACTTGAATCATGTTTGTAATGACATTGGGTACCTTGAGGCAATTTTAATATCATTATGGCGCACGATTCTTGGGTGGAATGTTGGAGAGAAGCACGAACTCCCGCGCAAGTATATGCAAGTGCAATTTCGGGTTGAAGGGTAGTACTCATATACCCGTTTAATTCAAATTCATCTCCCGTTTTTTTGTCTAAAAACAGTCCTGCATAGGAGAAGTATAATTCGTCATTTTCAAGTCCTTTGTAGACCGTCGTCTCATGTGGAAGACCGGGCATTTGTGAAAACGCTTCATCCATTAATTGAATAAATCGAACCATCCAAGAACATGGGTAGCCAAGGTGTCCCCAGCTCTTCCTATCCGATGGAAACAACCAGTGGGAGTCTTCGCATTGTGTGCTTAAGGTTTGAAGCAACTTTTCTAAATCTTCATCCGTATTTTTCGCATAATTCCATCGATAAGTTCCGTATTGCATAAAAAACAAGTAATATCGTTGAAATAACTTTTTTTTGTCGGTGTGCGATAAATTAGAAAATCGGAATTGGTCGACTACAAACGTTAAATTGTTAATTACCTTATAATGATGATCATAATAGAACGTAAACGCTGCACAATACTTATCAAATAAGCTAATGGGTGCATATTTTTCATTTCCTGACCGTTGGCAATATTGTGGCACAAATTTAGAAGCGATTTGAGGACATGCTTCATGTGCTAATTTCAAATTTTTACCGTCTCCCAGTTCAGGTTTGGAGTATCCGATGTATAAATCTCCTTTCCAAGGACGAGTTAACGTTCGAATAATTCTTCGCTTATGTGCAGGATTCTTGTAGCTTTCCTTGCATAATGTTACATTTTGTTGGATAGAATTTGCAGAATCTAAAAATGACGATGGAATTGAACCATCTCTTACCAATTGACAAATTGATTTCAATGGATAACCTCCAATATCAGGATAGATAGAAAGTAATAAATCAGAATATTTTTCAATTGACTCTAATTCACCTTTCGTTAAACTTATTGGAAAAAGGTACGAAATTTGATTTCTATAGGCTACAGAATAGGTGCTATAAGATTTTCTACTTAACATGCACCATCCTAGTCCCACAATACATAATATGAGAACAAACAAAATAATTATTTTGACACTCATATTTTACTAGTAAAGCTAAAATTACAAAGTACGTTGGATATAAGATACTCCCCCAATCATAAGATAAAAAAAGAACAAAACATAGGTGGACCATCTTATCGTTGACGTACTCCATCAAACCACCATTCTTGTTGACCATCTGCATATATAATATCCGCCTAGTATTTAGTGGTGAAAAGTTACCATTTGCATGAAAACCATTCACTACTATGCAAGTTAGATTTTATGGATTTGCATGTGCGTAAAAGAAAGTGAAGTCATGGGTGAACAACATGGAAAAGTCGTACAAGAAAAGACAAAAAGATCGCAAACTATTAAGAGAGAAAAAAAACGAAGACTAGCTATTTATGTTACGTTTGAGTTTGAAAGAATCTGGTCACATTTTTTGACGACTAGCTCCGTCCATCGAATTATACGTTGATAGTTACGAAATATGCGCATCTTTTCTAGAATCACGTCTCGCATGCGTCTAATATGGCTTTGAAGATCCACCTTCCTTTTTTCAAACTTAAGTACTTGATCCGCATTTGTTAACATATCGTCCACGTCGATTTTGTATGCGAAAACTTCTTCAATACTATCACATATACCCATTGTATTTTCCATCATTTCGCGATTGAGCATGATGGTTGGGAGATAGTTGATTCTTCCAAACATCGCTGGGCTCCAATAATGTTTATAACTTCGTTTGTGTGGTTCAATAGTTCGTTGTAGAATGCATAATAATTTGTTTGTAACATTGATTTTGTTGCTCAAAGAATCCGTCATTTTGAGGAAATCATTGAAATTTACGTCGTGATAATCAACGTGAAATACAAACCAAAAGTTGAGAACAGTTAACGAGAAATATTGTAATGAAATGAGAATTACTTCAATCCAAAAATAATATCGTAAGTAAATTTATGGTGACGAAAGAGGTGCCACGGATTAAAACATTCAGGGCCTCGACACATTCTCTTCACCCAATGATCGTAACGACAAAACCAATCCTTCTCGTATAACGCAGGTTTGTCTTTCACATCTTCAAGTTCATCATTCTTATCGACTGAATGATTATATGAATGAAGAAGATCTCTAACCCTGATTTTTAGGTTGCGTAAAAATATGTATTTGTAACCTGACTGAAAGCTTTTGGAAATTTCGATAGGTTGCTTGGGATTTTCGAGTATATGAAATTCTTTACCACTGGGTATGTTCCAACACGAGCCTACACGTTCATGTGCACATGCTGTATGCTTCTTTATTGGTCCATATCGTTCTTTCGGAATAATAGAATCTAAAAGAGTACGGAGAGCTGTATCAATATCGCCGATTGTTATCTGAGGTCTGTATCCGTCCTGGGAATCACGGTACTTGAGTTTTTGAACTTCTTTCCGACTTTTTCCCGAATCAATACTTCGTAAATATCTCCGGGAAACATTATATTTTTTCGCACGTTGGTATGAAGAGTAACAAATCCAATCTCCCTCGCTATATTTAGAATTCTTGATTTGAATAATAACGGAACGTGGAATTCGGGTAGACTCCGTTCTTCTCAATAAGTGAAGGGGATTGACGCATCTTTGTTTCTTGCAGACTTGTTGGATCAATGTTCTTCTGTCTATGTCTGCGATACATAGAGAAAACATAAGACGATGCACATACCACCGTTTCTTATTTGATTGGTATTTTATACCTCGTTTCGTCCACAAGTAGCAGCTTTCCTCGCGTTTCACGTGAGATATCATTTTCTTAAATGTTGCGCGATGTTTAGAGATTGTTCGCAAACGTTGACGCATATGATCGCACAAAAACCGAAATTGCTCTTCATTACGAACGACGTTAAAAATAGAAAATGATGGTTTACTTCCTTCTGCTTCGTCAAATGTTCGAGACTTATTTTTATCGTCCTCGAGAAGAGTACGCAAATCAAAAAGAATGTTAAGCACCATAGTAGAAAAGAACGGAAATAATAATGTGTACTTAGGCGGAACATTACATACTCATGTGTGTTCACATCAGCTCACGTAATGAAGGAACTCATGAAACGTACATATGGGATATATTCATGCATAATTTCGGGTTGTCACACGCCACGCATCGACGCACGGTTCTTCCACCTTTTATTTTTCCGTGCACCAACCGATAAAGTAGACAATGAGTACGAAAGCTTTTTCCTCGAAATGTCACTCGTGCGTACCCGTCTTCTCCTCTCAGTTTTTTCCACACCAAGCAATTACCAACCCGATCGCAACATAATGGTGACGTTAGATAAGACACAAAATTCGACTCTTCATCCGGTATTTCTTCTGGATTTCCACTTCTCACCACAACAGCGTCGATTGCCATATTACGTTTTTATTCAATGATTGTCAATAAATAAAAATAAATATTCCAATATCTAAAGAAATAATGAATTTCTGCCTAGTATTTAGTGGTGAACAGTTATCATTTGCATGAAAACCAATCACAACTATGCAAGTTAGATTTTACTCTCACCAGGGGCTCGATCCTAACGACGAAATGTTTTGTATTCGAAGAAATACACCACAATAAATCTGAATTAGATTGAGATAATTACGTAAAATGGAGGAAACATTGAGAATAACTAATTTTGGTCAGAAATCGTCATCAGGAAACATTTTGAGATTTTTCTCAAATGAACATATACTCTTTCAACTTGATGGTTTAAGAAGGGAAAGCGAAAGGTTCTCATTTAGCCATTGTGTTTCGTATTGAACAAATACATGAAATTTACAATTCATAGGAACATGATCTCGAACTTCGATACGAAGATGTAGAGGTCTCAACAAACAAAGAGTTGATTCTACCCGGATGTCTTTAATATTTGGAATTTGGGAGAAAAGTTCGGGCATCTGTTGATTATCAAAAGTCATTGAGTAAATAGGAATTTCAGGTATGAACGTTTCTGATCTAATCTTGTCATCGATGAAGAAAACTGATTCGTCTCCATCCTCCAATGCATGACCAGCTATAACGAAGGATGCTCGTTTCAAGGGATGTAACGACGTCTCAAAGAAGTCAAATGACCTTTTCTCATTTTCAATAACAAAAATCACTCGATAAATAGTCGAATATACTGAAGGCTTTTCTATTTCAACAGAAGCCGCTTTGTTTTCATTAATTGTCGTTACCAAATGTTTCCAATGTTTCACATTATGAATAAAGTGAGGCTTCATTAACGTTCGGCGTGCTTCGAGAACATTCTGGAGGTGTAAAGATACACATGTTGACTTTTCGTCACTTTCACAAATATTCTCATTATTGAAACTCATTTCTATACGTAGCTGTGTTTTCAACATAGAACATATATCCAGAGGAATAGTTGGAATAATAATACGGCCATGTTGACGATAGTTTTCGCTATGTTTATGGTCCAGCTTCAAACAATGGAGTAAATACAGAATGTATCCGTCATACGTGTACATCGGTGAACCGTTTGCCGACAAAACGAAAGATTCAATATATTTATATGGAAACAAAGGATCACAAGACGATTCATTAAACGATATCCATATTTTTTGGATAACATCTGTCCTCTCTATATTTCCTTCTATGTCGTACGTAGTACTTAATATTTTATCAACATATGCGTAAGATGCCCCACGTTTTCTTTCTGTTCTATAATTATGGTCGCTACCTGGGCACACGAGGCACCCAAGAAACGAATTAGAATTCATTTGTATTATGCCATGTACAAAAGCATAGTTAACTAATGTATGCATGCAAACAAGAAAAAAATTGAGAATTTGAGATTATACAAGTCCAATCAATCCGTCTTTATACAACATCTTTGTTTCGTATTGAATAAAGACATGAAGTTTTGATTTTGAGGGAACTTCATCACAAACATGAACCAAGAGTTGAAATGCAAAATTACACACAAAATGATTGGAGAAAGTAATTGAATAGATTGGAACATCAGGAATAAAAATGTCCGACTGAACTTTGTCTTCGATAAAAAAGTACGACGCATCTCCTTCCACAAATGTTTTTCCGCCTTTAATATCGATGCTAACAAATTGCGCATGTTCAAGGGGATGTAACTTTGTATCGAAAAAGTCAAACGAATTGAACGGATGTTCAATAACAAATAAGACTCGGTGAATTATAGACTGTGCATCTGTGCCTTCTTCAACCAAACCGTGCTTGTTTTCATCAATTGGTGACACAAAATGTTTCCAATGCTTCCCATAATCGTAATAGTTTGCTCGACCACAAATATCTCGTAATTTAGTAGATTGTAAAACGCAGTGTACGTATAACGAGACAACCGTCAATTTTTCATGGCTTTCGTCGTCACAAAATCTAGATACTTCCTCACAAATTACTTTCGGAAAACACTTTATCGAATCATATATCATTGCAAAACGTTCTGCTGCAAAGGATTCATATGTTGGTAGCACATTGAGATGGTCCTGGAGGATGATTTTACAACTAATATTTGAAAAAGGGATAGCAACTAGATTCAAATGTGGAAACGGAAGAATAACAGAGCCTTGTTGACGATAGTTTTTATTCTTTTCTTCGTTTAGTTTCAAACAATGTAGCAAAAAAAGAATGTATCCATCACATTCAAATATGGTGTCGCTGTTAACGTTAAGAGTAATCAATTTAATATATCTGTATGGAAACAGATTGTCATCCTTTAAATGATATGATTCACTGAATGAAATCCATAGCTTGGATATAAAATCACTTCCATTTTTCAATCTCTGAGGCCTACACTCCTGTAACGTATGATACATTGGAATTTCACCCCCTAACTCCTTGGCCGGTACGTTACGAATAAAACTAGTAATTCTTTCTGTTTTCCACATATGTTGGTCTATATTACGCAAAGGAATTAAACGATGAACTAATGACAAAGGATCATCATCCATATTTACATATAAATAATTTGTTTGGAAATTCTCGAGTTGCCAATGTTATTTTCTACATTTTATGCATAATTTTAATGTGCGTACTCGTAAACGTAAGCATCACTAAACACAAGGCGATGACATTTTGTAAAAATCGAGATAACTGGGAGAAAAATCTAAAAAGAGATTTTAAAAAGTATTTGGATTTGAGATTCGATCGATCGTCACTAAATACTAGGTGTTAGACATGGAAATGTTTTGACCCTTCGTTGAAATACGGATTGCATCA